CATTCCCCAAGCCCGTGCGCTTCAATCCCTCTTCATACTGCTTGTCGCGGTTCTTTCGCGCTTCCTTGTCTTTCTCGATCAAGTCGATATAACGCATACCAACCTTGTCTAGGTCGTACAGGTTTACCGCCTCTTCTGCAAGGTTTTCGTAGAATTCTGCGTCCTCCTCGGGGCCTTTGTCCTCGCCCAAGCGAACAATTGCTGAACCATCTTCTAGTTCTTCAACGTCGTTTATCTCTTCGTCCAACTGTACGTCAGCACCGCCATCAGCGTTGTTTTTAATCCCGTTTATGAATCTATCAAACTCTGGATCATTGGGCATTTCAGTTGCCATACATATTCCTTAAAAAATTATTTGAGTCTTCATAACTTAAAACTTGTCCACCCTTGGCGTAAAAACTATGCGGAATGATGTTCTCACCATCCGTTACGTCAGGCGTTGTGTCGCTCATATTGACCACACCTCCGCCAGCCATCTTGCGATGGTGATTGTTTAGGGCATCTAGCCATGACATTTGTTCCACAGAGCCTCCGTCTTTATGACCTTCTTTTTGAAGGTTGGTTAAATAGTCTTCGCTTACAAATTGCTTGGGCGTTGTTGCCGTCAAGTCTTTGTGACCCATCGGTTGGGGATTGCCTGCCTTGTTCTTACGATTTGCATATTTAGCCACAAAGTCAGGCGCGGCAAACTCAACAGGGGCTGGCTCAAACAACAAGCCAAGGTCAGTGCCAGTCACTTGATGTGGGAATGCCGCATTGAGATCAGGGCGATAGATGCCCGTGTCGCTATCAATAGTGAACAGGCGATTGCCTACAGCGTATGTAGGCGAGTTGGCTAACAATGGGTCAGTCTCTTCTCTAATAATCTTGAACGCTTCTTGCGTTGCCTTTTCGCCCCGCTTCTCTCCGCCCATCGTCATAGCCTGCGCTAACACTTTGCGTTGGTCAAATGTCTTAGCCTTATCCAATACGGTTGGGTCGCTGACATCAATGCCTTCAGGAAATATTAATTTGCCAGACTTTGGGTGAACAGCACCGTTGACCTGCGCATTCATTTTGTCAATTAAGTCAGCAGAAGGGTTAGCCGCTCTATGCGCCTCATACATACGCTCAACAGTCACTGGGTTACTCATGTGCTGAGTTGGTGAACCAACAAAGGTTGACCAAACAGTGTCTGGAGTATTGGCATTTATTAGGCGAGTGGCGTGGCTAGGTTTACCTACGCCCCAAGTCGTACCCGCTTTCTGGTGTGGTTTGCTAGTTAACTGCAAGCCAGAGAAACCTGTCCCACCTTTGTTGGGGCCGAACACTCGGGATCGATCAGCCTGCGTTAGGTTGAGAGTCATGCCTTCAGCGCCAGCATTACCCAAAGCCTCAGACATACGCATAATGTCTTTAGGATTCATTGGATCAGCAAAGTCAACGCTTGGTACACCCAACCCGCGAGCGCGAAGTGCGGCTTCCTCTGCCTTGCTGAGTTTGGTTCCAGCCTTGCCTAGTTTGGCTAACGCGCTGAGTCCGCCAACCTGCATATGGATAGCGCCACCTTCTGCCATGCCTTCTGGTGGTGGCGGAAATCCATATTGCTCATGCATAAATTTAGGGTCTGCCTTGGACCTAGTTAAATTTAAGTAGTCGTATATAAGTTTTTCGTGTTCTGCGTCGGTTAAATATTCTGGAACATTCATGCCAGCATCGGCAAAACTTGCACGTTCAGGAACACTTTCAATATGTTTTAAACCAGTGTTTTGCAAATCACCAACTTCTGTATATTTACCGCTCTTTACAAAGTCTTGGATGTAAGGCAAATACTCTTTGTTTGGAGCGGCGTTCTGTTTACCTTTGATTTGAGTAATATATTGGGGCATATTGCCAATTTTTTCTTTATAAATGTCATCAATGTGTTTATATAAATCGTTTGATGCCTGTGCTCTTTGTTCGCTGTTTGCGTTTTGAACCCACTCTTTTTGATTTTCTGGAGTGATGCCCATTCTTCGCTTTGCCTCAACCATTGCTTCACTGTAGTCAAGCCCAGCCTTTTTAAAATTTTGTGGCGTTGCTAAATTAGTTTGATTGACTTCTATCGTTGCGTGCGACATTCCTTTTGGATCACGCAAAGAATAAATCTTAGCGGCTCCAGACTTGATTGCTTCATATCCACCATGACCGTAGTCGTTATAACCAGAGTTGCCAGAGATGTCTGTCCAATCAGGGTGACCTTGTGGGGGTTCGTATCCACGAACAGAATGACCCATGATGTCAGACTCCAGCGCAAACTGCCCCGGCTGGTCTAACTGCACCCACTTGTATCCTTCAGGATATTCTTTGTGAACCTTAGCGCTTGTCTGCTCTGCAACTCTAGCATTGAGCATCTTTTGCTTGAGTTCCTCGTCATACTGATGAGTGCGACGTACCGCGTCTTCCATACTCACCTTATTGAGTTGCTCAGGGCGGATGCGACCTGCGGCTACGTCTTCACGCAACACATCCATGATGTGGTCAAAACCCATCTTGCTAAAGTCAGCATCTGTATTCAGGGAATAGATGTTTGTCTCTGGGTCTAATTTATTTACCCACGGCATATCTGCTGTGTTTCCAACTGGTCTCTGCATACTTGGTAAAGCCTGTATGCGTTGATAGTGTTTAGCCGCAATTGGGCTGATTGCTTGGTCAGCCAAAAACTCATAATGCTTTGCCAAAGGGTTTTGGGCTACGCCCTTAACAGGCGAACCAAATTCTTCTCGTCTTCCTTTGACATCAAAGTTGGGAAATGTATGCAACTCCAAGTCACCATATTCATCCACGTTTTTAGGGAAAGCGGTGATGCCCTCCTCAGCCAACTTGCGCACTGGGTCAGCCTCAGTACCCATTTGCTTAGTGATGTAGTTGCTAAGGTTCGATTTAACCCATTTGTTGGTGGCTTCGTTACCAATTGCATTTTGCAAATCTCTGGTAAATCCTGCTACTTGGGGCGCGTCTCCTCTTGCAACTGCATCCTCAAGCATTTCCTTGATGTATTGACTATTAGGATTGTGTTTACCCTTTTGAAGATTTTCTAACTCGCGGTCAAGTTGTGTTCTGTACACGATGCGGTCAGTAGATGGCAACCAATTGCCATCAGTCGGTTTGACAATGTGCATTACTGGTGGGTTGGCAAGGGATGCAGGCACGCCGGGGATTAGGGACTGACCCGTTGCAATCCTATGTCCAGCAGTCTCTGCCAACTCTTTACCTAAAGTTTTAGCACCTTTATAAGCAGAGCCAAGCGCATGAAAGCCCGAGCCGGGGCCAGTGTAGAACGAGCCACCCAACTGTCCCAACCCAGTAGCCGCACGACTCACTGGCGTATCCGACTTAAATGGCAGGCGCTTCTCAATCTCTTCGCTGGTCGGCAGGATAGTCTTCTCATCTAGATACGGCAACATACGAATGAGGGACTCTAGGTCACCCAACTGTCCTAGCGCTCCAGCCACAAACCCTCTTGCCGCATCGACAGGCACATTCTTTGAAGCCTCGCGGTCTTGGTGCGCACGCCTTGGCTTCATCTGTGGCATCACGCCAAACGCCGCTCCACCATCTGCAAATCTTGAGAGTCCGCCTTGGATTGAACCGCCGTCGGCATATATGTCTGGCAAATCAACTCGCGGACGTTTGATATCTTCTTGCCTGAGATTATCAAAATAGACTTGTGGTCTGACTTTGTTATTGGTCATCTCAAGTTCTTGTTTGAGAGCCTCTATATATTCTTCTTGCGTACGTCTAGGTAAGGGTTCACGCAACTCACGCCTTGGCAACAATTGCACAAGATTGCTTTGCTCTCCCATATTCGCTATGGCGCGGTTTCTATGCCGACCTTCATGCCCAGTGATAAACGGAACCAGTGGCAATCCCTGTTCTTCCTTATTGATAAGCAAATATGGAACGTCAGCAAATCCGCCTTTTACATTTGATAGGCTATCAATGTACTCAGACAACGTCATGTCTTTCATTGAGTCATCAAGGAACTGGCTTCCATATCCGCGATGCGCCTGCGGACTACTCATGTAGTCTGGAATAGGCGTTGCATACTTTTCAAAGTCTTGCGGTTTTATTGTCATCATTGCGGCGGCATTGTCTCCAGTAAACGCATCCGCTAACGCATCGTGGGTGTACATCCTCTCAAGGTTCGGTATCTCATCAGCCGCACGCTCGACACGCCTTGCGCCGTAGTTGCCCTTTATGTTGCGCACCGCTTCTCTGACGTTGTTCAGTTTACCGGGGACAACAATGCCCGGGGCTGGCAAATTGATACGCGCAGTTGGCATCATGTCAATGCGCATTTGCTTTTCCGCTTGCGATGCCAGCGCTTTTTGCCAAGACGACTCGTTTGAGAGACTGGTCAATCCTTTAGCAAGTTTGGAGTAGTTAGGCATAGTTACACCGCATATGGGTTGACCCGCGCAGGTTGGGCATCGAAGTAATCGTCGTCGTCGTCATCATACCGAGGTTCAGGGTCAATGTCGAGCCAGCCCATGTCTTTTAACCAACGCATCGCCTGAGTCGCTGAGTCCACATAGTCATCATGCTGTGAGTCAGGGAAGGCGCATATCTGGGACAGGAACCCTTCAGCCCAATCCTTCACATAGCCCTTATGCACCTCGGACTCTGGGAGCCAGACACGCTTGGCAACAAAGATAGCCGCAGTAATCTGTAGGCGTTGCATCTTGTCAGCCCGACCGGGGTTATATCCCCGCACCATCAAGTGCGCCTTCTGCAACTCTTGAATCAGAGACAGACCCGCCGCCTTCTCCTCCACCAGTATCAGGTCAGGGCGCTTGGCATCTCTGCCTTCACCGTAAGACACTCGCCACTCGTCCTGCGCCCGCTCCTTGAGTTTAGGGAAGGTGAGGTGTTCTGCCCAGCAGTCAATCAGGAGCACGGACATCGGGCCGTCCTGTGGCTTGAACACTCCCCACGTTGTCATCGCCGTCGGGTCGTTGTAAGACTTGTCGGTGTAGGCGCAGTCATAGGACTGGATGATGTACTCGAACTTAGGGAAGGGCTTACCAGCAGGCCACATCTTGAACATATCCCTGCTCACCACCTTGCCGTCTTCGAGGTCTACCACCTCGCCGAGCACCTCCTGCTGATACAACTTCGTACCCTTGTACTGCTCAAGTTGCTTGCTGAAGGTAGCCGCTAAGTTGGCTTTGTTCTCGTAGGTGCTGGCGCGATCAATGATTACGTCGTCACCCTCACGGCTTATCAGGTCAAGGATTAAATCCTTTGGGCGCGGTGTCGTGGTCACAATCACACGAGGTTGGTCGCCCAGACGCAAACCCATCATCATCATGTCCCACGCCTCACCAGCGCCGAGGTATTGGAATGCCGCCAACTCGTCCGCCCAGCACCAATGGAACTGCGGGCCGCGTAGTCGCTCATAGGAGTCAGCGCTAATGCCACGAATGCTCGATCCATTGGACAACGTAATCTCGTGGTCTTGTTTGTTGTACTTAGCCACCAATTCAGGAGGGATGTTAGCGAGCAGTCCTGACTTGCCCTCGAAGCAGGTGAACTTGATGTCGTTAGATGTTGGAGCCAACACCAGCCCACGGGAGCCGGGGTGCGTCCAACACCACCACCAAAGCGCATGGCTACCAGCATGGGACTTGCCCGCGCCCCTGCCTGCAATCAAAGCCCACACCGTCCAATCCAACTCCAACGGCGGAGGTATCTGGTACTTGTGGGCGCTCGCCACCCACTCAAGGTGAGCGATTAACGCAATGCGGTCGTGCTCTGGCTTGGCGTTGAACTCCGCCTGAACTTCTGGGTCTTCGAGTAGTTCTGTTAACACAAGTATTACCTAGAACCCAAACAAGGGATAAAACCCCGTGTTTTTCGACACCAAGCAGAAGTATTTGTAATACTTTTTAGCCAGCACGTTTAGTCATCTCGATGTTTTTAACGATCTCTGTAAACCTGTCTATGCTTTTGTTTTCAGTGGCGATAGGCGCTCCACCCACTACGCCCTCAACAGCAAAGCGGTCGCCGTACTTGCGTGGCTTGAGTTTCGCCGCCGTCCACTTGCGTGCCTCTATGCGACTCCTCTGCCAGTTGATGTAGGTTGCGTCCAGCGTAGTGCGACCGTCTTTGTCGGTGTACTCAGGAGGGTGCTCATCAGCGATCTGGAGGATTTCGTCAGCGTTAGTGTCAGCCTGATCCTCTCGTGCGCGTGCGTACATATCGCAGAAGATTGGGAAGCGAGCCAACCAACGATAGATTGTTGCGACGTGCGGTAGGTGGTCGTCCTTGCACATTTGCACTAATGGCTCACCGTGAGTGAGTCTCCAGCATATCTCGTCTGCTATAGCGTCTGTGAACTCTACTGGTCTACCAATGGGGACTTGTTTTGCGGGGTCTGGAGCCTTTGCGGGCGCGGTAGCACCCTTTGCCTGTGTCTTAGGCTTTAATGGCTTAACGGGGCGTTTTGTCCCCTTCTTGGCGGTTTCTGGCATGACCCGTATTCCCTTCGGTTTGATTGATTGTCGCCAGTGTATCAAACCTTTATGGTTTTCGCCAATAGGTTGTTGGTGGATGTTTGGGTTTCAGGCTTACAACACAAGTCCCGCACATGGCAGTTCCCCGTTACATCGGGTGGCCTTACCTCCACCAACACGGCTGGGGACTGTTACCGATCTTTCACGGAGCCGTAAACAGCATTTACAACAGTCCTCATGCGTGATGGCTCCGAGTCGCCCTCCCTCGGATGCTTTGTCCCGAATTCCACGGGCTTGGCCTACTTCACCTATATAAAGATTACAGACCTCCGAAAACCATTGTGAAACCATTAAGGTTTCTTAACTCCTTCACACAAGTCCCCGACGTAGGCTTTTGGCTTTTGCTGAACACATTCCTGCTCAGTCAAATTAAAGTCTGGAACCCACGCCAAAAGAAACACAACCAACAAAACCATTATAGCAATTCCAACCTTTTCAAACAAGGTTTCTTCTGGTATTTGCTGGCTCGGGAGATGACTCATCATCTCGTCTATTTCCTGCTTGTTCATGCCTCTTCCTCCTCTGGTACTGGGACGTTATCAACGACGCACTGCAATGCGTGAATCATCTGACGTGCCTGCTCAAAAGTCAAGGTGACGTGAGCACCACCACCCTTTACATGAATAGACAACCAGACCTCGTCGTCGTGCTTATCAGTAAATACCACCTCACCTCTTTCGGTGGTTTCAATTCTGGTTTGGAAATTCATTTCAATATCCTTTCACTGAACGCGGAAGGTTTTCAAACCAATCATCGTGATGGTCTTGCCATGCGTTTTCAGCATCACTACGGTTAGGAAAATTTATTTCCTCAACTTGAGTTTGGGTATGGTAGAAACCAAAACCATTAGCATTCTCAAATATCTCACCCAAAACTTTGCCGTAAATGGATTTGATTTCATTAATTACTGTTGCATTCGATTTCATTTCACTATTCCTTCGCTGTTAGTGGGGGGCGAACCCCCCGTTGGTTTACGCCAGTTGCGCCCTTACTTCTTTGATGTCTTCACCCGAAGCCAGCCTGCCGTTGGCGGCAATGCTGTATTCGATCTGCTCAATTGTTGGCTTGTAGCAGTCACCGTAATCAGTCCACTGACCACACTGACGGTCACCTTCAAACCAAATAAGGTAGATGTTGAAACCACTTATTTCCGCTATCGTGTACACCTGAGCGTCTTTGTGTTCACCACGGACAATCAGTTGACCAACACGGAGTTGTTTAAGAGTAAGACGTTTTGCCATATTCACTTTCCTTCACTGTTACTGACTATGCGGTATTGCTGTGTCAGTGATACTAGTATAACACCAACTTAAACGATGTCAACAACTTTATCAATTTATTTTCTAGGTACTTTCCCTAGTATTGGGAGAGGGGCTTTCGCCCCCCCTGCTTTAGACCTTCTCCATCTTTCTCCAAGCGGTGGAGCCAATCCAACTCTTCCAAACTTTCTCTTCTCTCTGGGCTTTGAAGTAAACCCGTGCGCCGTCTAATTGGGTGGCTACATAGATTGCATCGTGTGCGGTTCTTTTCTCGCCAATTTCGATTTGTACTGGGGCTGTCTTGGTAACTGTGACCAAAGGCTTGCCGTGGTACTCGTCAGCGATTTCACCAAGTGTTTTGATAAATGATTCGCCGGCACGCGCCTTCATTTTTAATTCCCACTCTAATTGTTGACGGGCTTGGCGCTGGTCATAGGAGTTTGCTTCGACGTAAGGAATAGTGACTCTTTTGCTGTGGCGACCAGTAATCACAAACTGTGGCAATAACTTGCCCATGATTACCTGCTCTGCCTGTTTCAACAACTCTGGAATCTCCGCCTTGATGTCAGCAATGATTTTGTCAGTCTCTGCGCGGCTTACTTGGATCGGGGCGTGGCGCTCGCCAGAACACACACCGTTGAACCAACCGTGCTCTACGGTGTAACCATGTTTTGCCATCATTCCGTTTTTGACAGCCTGCTGGCGACCGCAACACTGGCAATTACCTCTGATTTGATTTGTTTCCATATTCACTGTTCCTTCACTGTTTACAACTGCACTATTGCTGTTGTTGGTTTAAGTATATCTTAAACGAACAGCCTGTCAACAATTATTTTCTAGGTAGTTTCCCTAAGTGCCAAAAGTTTTTCAATCAACTTGTCTTCGCGCCATTCATTAGCCCACTTACGATGTTTTTCAGCCTCTTCCTTTTGCTTACGTTGCTCTATTGGGCATCGGTCAATGAAGGGATACAGTCGATCACTACGAGATGGGTGTCTTAATTTACGGAGCGCTCTAGCCTCAATCTGGCGTACTCGCTCTTTGGACACTCGAAAGAAGACCCCAACATCGTGAAGGGTGCGGTCGTCCCAAAATCGAAACCAAAGGCAAGCCTTTTCTTTATCGGTCAGTTGTTCCAAAGTTTTTGGAATCAAGCGTTCTAAATCAATTTTGTTGTCAATGTCATCGGACTCTAAAGCCATCCACGGTGGAAGGCGCTTAAACACCTCCTGCTCTGGCTCTTCATGGCGACTACGCCAGAGTTTGCCTACCTCTGGGTGAAAGTCTGCCAGCCGGCCTTCAGGGGTTATCCTGCGCATTTGGCTTACCCTCCATCTTGAGGCGCTTTACCAAATCGACCAGCACCATCGCGTCGTGGCTGTTAGCCTCCTTGGTGTATCGCTCGATCTCCGCCACAATGTAATCGCACCCGTGGTCAAAGCCTTTGATGTATTCGCTCATAGTTGATTCATTCATGTTGTGGCTCCTTTTTAATAGTCTTCGCCGGCACGGGCTGGTTGTGCGCCCAAAAACTGGGGGTTGTATGGCGCGTCGTAATTGAACGGGGCAACTTTGGCATCGCGCTCCCCTTCCAGTTTGAGTTTTGCCCAATCAGCAGTGCTCAAAATGCGTACAGTGCCTTTATCCAAGGCGTGACTCCAACGCTTGGCATAGACAAACTTAACAGCCTGCTTTAAGGTGCAAGGGATAGTTTTGTCAATCCATGTGTTGTCGTAATCGCTGTGCATTACAACCACAAAGTCTTTTTTCCATGCTGGGTTTTTCATGTTGGACTCCTGATTAACGTGATGTAACTTTGACGGTAAAACGAGCGCTGGTCTTGGTGTAGTTTGCATACTCAACCGCGCCGAACTTTGCAATGAATTTGTCCTTGTCAAAGGTGGTGACGTTGGAGTCGCTGTAGGTGGCTTTGAAGATAGCGCCTTCTACTACCTTAGCGCCACCGTTGCTGGCGGATTCTTTGATTGCGTCCTTGATAGCCTCGGCTTGTTTTGTTAAGTCGGCAATCTGTGCCAACAAAGAACCGAGAGTGTCTACGCTGTTGAGGTTTAGGTCGTTGTTCATTTCACTGTTTCCTTCACTGTATCGACTGTGCGTTATTGCTGTGTCGATGTGTGTAGTTTAAGCCAGTCTTAAACGATGTCAACAACTATTTGCAAATATTTTCTAGGTGGTTTCCCTAATACCGCCCTCAAGTAATCCTAAAGTGTCACTTAGCAAGTCTTCCTCGGTGTAGCCCCAGTGTTTAGGGAATCCTTTCGTGCCAAGCCCGTGAACGCCCGTAGAGCCTCTGTGGTGCTCTGGGCATAGCGGTATGACACTCATGTGGCTAGAACGCCCCCAACCCCCCGCCAATCGCCTTGGATGGTGCAACTCGGCGGGCGTACCTGCATACCCCATCCGTCGGCAAACTGCACAACCCAGTTCGGCAACAGCATCCATGTGCTTGCGCTCTGCTTTTGTAGTCATTGTTTCCTTTTGGTAAAACCGACTCTGTTTTTAAGTTCATGGCAAGTCTGGCATCGCCATTGGAATGCACCGTTGCTGTTCTTGCCCTTCACGCCTGCTGGTTGCCTGCGACAAACCTGACAGGTTGGTGGCTTCTTATCACTCATGCTTGTCCCCTTGCTCTGATTGCGTTTGAATAGTCAACAATCCCTGTCTTCATGTGGTCAAGCAACTCTTGGATGGTGTATGTTTGTTTTCCACCAAAATTCATTGGGTGCAAAATATTTTTTATTTCAGCACACGCCTCACGTTCTTTTTCTGCTACCAGTTTGGCAAACAACTGCAAAGGTTCACCAACACCTGCCCAGCACCATTCTGTTCCGTTGCATAGTTTGTTTGAAACCTCTAAGTACATCTCAATGATTTCATCTTGTGTCATTGCGTAACCTTTCCTTCTGCTCTGTTGTTTGCTTGCTCTGTACGCCATATTTCAACTCGTGCCTGCGCACCAATCAAATCCCAACGCAACTTCTCTTCCTTTTCAATTGCCTCTCGCAAACCCTCAAGCAACTTGACATACTCAGGGTCTGCATATGCATCACGCTCCTGCGCTCCTATTGCTGATTCCAACGATCTTTTCATCAACAAGGCTTTTAGAGATTTACGAAACTCTTCAATGTAACAACGCTCGGCTTTTGCCTTTGCAAAGTTTTTACCGTTGAGCAATATGTAGTCAACGGCTTTGTGGGGGTCTCTGTCTTCGTTCATGTCTTACTCCTGTGGTGGACGATTGCTCATCCAATAAAACCAAACAGCGAATATTCCAACAATCCAAGTCAGTACGCCAGTCAACGCTAACGTCACAAAAATGGCTGTCCAAAAAGTATCAAGCGTCATTGCTTTTTTTCCTGTAAGTTAGCCCACTTAAATTGGTCGGACATCATCTCGTCGAAGTCAAAGTGGGTTCCAAAACAACCTCGAAAAGAAACCTCTTCTGCATCAAAGCCCCACACCTTGTTGTCATAGATGTGTACTGCGCTAGGCAGATTGATCAATCCATTTAAAAAGTCTTGACCCCTAAGAGTCACACGCCAAATGCCTGAGCGCGTTGACTTGGACTCAATCAAGTCCCAATGCTCAAGCAAAGGATATGTCTTACTCTTGAGCATCCAACGTGGCGCTGTATTTTGCACATCAACCCATCCATCCACCGCATCTCCGTGGATATACATCCATCGCAGGCATAGCGCAAGGTGCTGACTCAATTTGGTTTTATAGACCTTGCCCCACTTTCCACAGCATGGACAAAACCCACCATCAGCCTCAATCGACTTGTTCCAGTTGTTGCGCATCTTTGCAAGAAAAGAACCTTCACCCTCAAACATATCAAATTGGTCAATCATCACTATCTCCTTCACTTGTAAATTCTGGCTTTACGGACATCATTGCTTTAGCCATCTCATAAGAGCGGTAAGCAATTCCTTCAATTGGTGGATTCTTTGAGGCTGTTTGCAACAATGCTTGCATGGCAAACAAAGCCACGACATCAATCCATTCAGGTTCATTTTTCATGTGGCTTCTTCCAAGTTGGCTTTGACCAAGGTTTGTCATTAACTAAAAAATCTGTATCAAGTTCAGCATCTACAAATTCATCGTCTTCATTTTGCAGAAGACAGCAACTACCACGATTCAATACTTTTATTTCACAACCGTATGGGTCACCATGTTGGTCAATTTGCCAAAACAATTCTCTTTTGTCTGGCGCAAATGCAATCCCGTACCAACCCGTAGGCTTGTCTTCGTCATTAAGAAAACGAAACGCATATGCAATCATAAAATCTCCTTAATTTTGATTTTCAACATTCCACCAATATCTTCTGACCAATAAATGCGTAGGTCAACAATCTGCGAATCGTCTTCATACACACCTGCGTGCGCCAGCGCATCGAGCGTTGCTTTCAACAGGTTGTCTAAATCCCTGCGTCGTTTGTCTGGTCGCCATGCCTCAATCTCCACGCATAGCCGGCCTGTAAAGTGTTTGATTGCTTTCTGCAAAATCATCTGGTCACCAACAGTTTCTCGGTACTCTCGCCCTTTGGCAGAAATAATCATTCGACCATCAAAGTTGCGCCAGTAAGTGTTGACCGATGGAGGCCAAGGCAAAGTTAATTCAATCATTAAAATTTTCGCTTTCGCTTATCCATGAATTTAGAATAAACATAACATTTCGCAAAAATACTTTTGATTCTTCGGTGTCCCCAGTTCGTCCCTCAAGAACAAGTTCCCCAGATTTTTTAAAAAAGAAAAACACAGCCGCGGTTGTTTGCGTATCTGGCGACGAAAACAATTCACTCAATCTTTTATCTGGCCCTTTTTCCAAACGCATTAAATTAATATTGTCATCAAATTTTTCAGTTTTCATTTCCATTCTCCAAATTTGCCTCGGTTGCCTTTAACCCATTGGTCTCTAACATCTTTTTCAAGATTAGATTTGGGGTGAAGTTCGTTCCATCCTTTGTGACGTTTCCCAGCATGGTCAACGTAACCGTAGAGCCATAGGTGTGCGCTATCCCTATCTTTGGCACGCATCCTGATAACTTCCCTAACGAGACAACGGTGACGATGTTCATCTGTTCCTTGACCTTCTTTTTTCTCATTCAAAGTCTAGATCGCCAGTTAATCTCAAAGCCAGAATAATTTTGTACAAAGGGTGCGGAACACCATCCTTGACTTCATCCAACAATTTTTTTGCGTCAAAGAAATTCATTAGAAATCCTCATCTCTTTCGTAATAACTTTTAGGGATTGGCTTGTCGCTCAACTTGTCGATAAGTTTTTCCATAGGCTTGGCAGGGGGGTAAGAGGGCTTGTCTTCGCTCCATGCGTGATAACTGCATAGCCGTCTTTCCATCATCACTGACCACCGCTTGGTGCAACCGGGATGTGTGCAGTACAGCATCGCATCCACATCCACAAAATCATTCTTTCTTTCTGGTTTGGCAAATGTCATTTTGTATATTTCCCATCAATAATTTTTGCAAAATTTGTTGCGTTAACTATCCACACCAAATCAGGTTGCCACGTCCTGCCATTAGTCTCGAAACCTTTTGCAAGACTTGTGTCGTTAGCAATGTATCCAAAAAAAGAATCCCACCACGTCAACCCATCTTCCAATGTGTCATACCCCTTGGGCGAATACTCCGATGGCTTACTTGCCTGAATCCATCTGGACTTCATGCTGGACTGCCTAGAGCCTTCCCATACCCTTGGCTGAGTGAGATGAGGCAAATGCTTTTGATAAAGTTTTAATAACGCTTTGTGGGGACAAGGAGGGAACGGAGTTCCCGACAAAGATGCGTTAGCATCTGTATTTATATTCTGTTCTGTATCTGTTCTGTTTCTGTTCTGTTTGGGGGGGCTTAATGGTTCTTCTTTAGGAACCTCAATGGTTTTAGGTCTACCGCCCAATTTTGCAGACTTTCTATTTAATTCCACACGCACGTTGTAAGCAAATATTTCCTTATCTGCTCGTGGGTTGATATAACCGTCTTTAGTCTTTACAAAAAATTCTGCTAACACTGGAGCCACCACATCCTCATCAAGTCGTATGCGTCTAGAAACTAACGCAATGTCTAATGGCAATGGTTTTTCGCTCATGTAGTACCAATCCAACAATCGACGGTATGCCAAGTCTTCGGCATCGTCTAAGTGCATGGTGTGTGAGATGTAGTCGCCTATGTGGAATTTGTACCATATCATTTCGCTGTCTTTCCAAATATGTCGGGTCGGAGTTCCGCCCTCTTCACTTTTCTGCCTGTGCTCAACTCGATGTCACGAGCCAGTTCGGGGCTAGGCAGTTGTCGCCCCGTAACAATCAGTGAAAACCAAGTCTTGCTAATGCCCAATTTACGAGCCATAGCAATCATTGAGCCTCTTGGTTTGTCTTTAAAAAATTCTTGTAACGTCATCTTATTTCCTTTTTGGTTAACTGCATCTTACACCAGAAAAAATAATTGTGCAACTACAGATTAAACATGATACACTTAGGCGTGTTTAACTCAAAAGTGAACTATGAACAGTGAAGACGAAATGCACCAACTAATGTTGGAAAGAATGCAAATGCTTGAGGAGGCTCTAGAAAGGGCTGAGGCAGGCGTTGCTAGTGGGGACGACTGGAGCATCATTCGCAGTGAATGCGGTGTGCCAAAACGTCCAATTGTGACTTTAGAAACTTTATCAATCAGGAGCGAATCATGGGATTAACAGTGAAAGCATCAGGTGGGGCATCCACTTTCAAACAAGTACCGCCGGGGATGCACCTCGCGCGTTGCTACCGCGTCATCGACATGGGTACTCAAATCACCACTTGGAAGGGCGCTACCAAGCAACAACCCAAGGTTATGTTGCAGTTTGAAGTTCATAGCGAGGATGCTAGTGGTCACGCGCTGACCACCGACAAAGGCGAACCCTTGTCCATCAGCAAGACCTTTACAGCCAGCCTTGGCGAAAACGCCATCTTGCGTCAAGAACTTGAGAACTGGCGCTCACGGGCATTTACCCAAGAAGAACTCAATGGGTTTGAACTCAAGAATGTATTGGGCGCTTGGGCTTTGTTGTCTGTAGTCAAAGAAGTTGGCAACGATGGCAACGAGTACACCAATATCTCTAGCATTAACCCAGTGTCATCACAAATGAAAAAGGCTGGTTTGCCTGACCCTCATAACGAACTAACAATTTTTGACATGGAAGACCCAAACATGGAATTGTTTGAGACTTTCAGCAACAAGATGAAAGAGAAGTTACAAGCAACGCCCGAATGGAAAGAGCGTTTTAGTAACTCACAATCCTTCAACCCTGTCACTGCCCCCAAAAAAGGGTTTGAAGACATGGATAGTGACATCCCGTTTTAATTAAAAAGGAGAGTGGCAATGTTTATATCAAAACTGGAAAAGTTAAAACTTATCTCTGGCATCATGGATTTGATGGCAACGGTACAAAAGTTGGATAGCGAAATAATTTATTTGAAAGCCAGAATTAAAACGCTCGAAGGCAAAAAACCCGTAGTTAAAAAGAAGTCAACGGCAGAGCAACGCGCCAAGCAACGCGAATATGCAAGACGTTACTACGCCAAAAAACAATCGGAGAAAAAAAATGTTAACAGTATCAGCATCACGAGCGTCTGAGTCCAACCATTGGTACACCCGTGACGGTGCGCCCATGTATACCGTAGAGGCCAAGAAGGGCGGACAAAGGGCTACAACCCTGCGTGATGCCCGTACAATGAATCTTGTTCCCTCGGTAACTACAGTTTTAAATGTCGCCGCTAAACCAGCCCTGCTTGCTTGGATGCAACAACAGGTGCTGTATGCGGCGCTAACCCTTCCACGCCGCCCCGACGAACCTGAAAAGGAATACATCGACCGAATCATCAACGATTCCAAAGAACAGGGTCGTTCGGCGGCGGATGCTGGAACTGATATCCATGCATCTATTCAAGGACATTATGAAGATAGACCAACAGGAAAACACCCTGAGAGTGTTAGCGCCTGCGTCAAAGCCATCACAGATCACTTCGGAGAAGCAGTCTGGATTTCTGAGCGTTCATTTGCACACGAGGCAGGTTTTGGAGGTAAGTGCGATCTATTTTGCGCTGGAACCCTTAACGCGGTCATTGACATCAAGACCAAAGAGTTTAGCGACCCCGCAAAGGTCGATGCCTATGACGAGCACCTTATGCAACTCTCGGCATATCGAGTTGGTCTAGGCATACCGCACGCACGTTGTGCAAACGTGTTTGTATCTCGTAGCGTCCCCAATCTAGTCGTTGTAAAAGAATGGCAGGCTGAGGATTTAAATCGCGGCTGGGAGATGTTTATGCACCTCCTGTCGTTTTGGCAATTAAAAAATCAACACCAATGAGGAAACCATGTTAAGCGAAGAAGAAGTCAAACAAATCTTTTTTTATTGTGATCTGCACGAGCCAAATGCGCTCATTGCCGACGAGGTAGACATCGTCCAGTTTGCACATAAACTGGAGGCATACCTTCAACCCATCATTGCTGGAAGGGAACACCAGAGATGCATACAAATTGTGAACGACATGAATTCAGAGGTGGCTCGCTCGTTGGCAAATCAGAAGCCGAAATAGAAAAGGCTCTGTTGGAAGCGTATATGAAAGGCTTTGACGACGGTGTCGAAGATGCCGAGCATAACTTCCTACAGACTCAAATGCTGTTAATGATGACAGCAGGAAACGCATAAAAAAGCCCCTGAAAAGGGGGCAAAAAGGAGAGTGGCAACTGCTCCTTATTCTTCTTGGCGCTCGCGTTTAGCCGCCAAAATACCACCAAGTTGTGACAAGCCACCGCGCACAGGTTCTGCTACCGCACGCATTTGCGCTGGTCTTTCTGTAGCCAATGCAGTCAAGCCACGCATTGCAGGTTTGTTGTACATAGCGCCCGCGGCAACTAACGGAGCACCGCTTGTAAGAAAATGTCCGCCAGCCTCCGCCGCGCCAAATCCAAGCATCTTTCCCAATGCCGCTGGAGTTAGCAAACGAGCCGCTGTACCGCTATCTGGCAGTCCTTTACCCATAACGGAGACCGCCGCCTGAGACTCAGGCACTGACATACCTATACCTCTTGCAGTTGCACGACGACCAGCCATAGACTCAGCCGCGGAACGCATTTGGTTGGCAGAAAATACAGCCTCATCTGCGCCACGCAAAGCCGCCGCTTTTTCTACGCGAAGATAATTTTTAAACGCCTCGTGCGCCTCTCTAAGTTCTTTGCCCACTTGTGGGTTTTGTTTGGTCAATTCATTGCGTAAGGCTTCTTGGAACTCACGCAGGGCAAAACCTTGACTGCGCTGTATTGGGTCTGCGCTTGAAATATATGTCTTAGCCATCTCGCCCAAACTCATTTCGGCTATACGAAATTGTTTTCCATCAAGCGAGTATCTTTCCAAGAGTGGCTCAAAGAATGTTTTCTTTAGAGCGTCATCTACTTTTTGAGCGGCTTCTGGGACGAGATTTTTTGTTATGTTGACACTCGAATCCATCATTCGATTGATAGTTGTCGAATTTGTCTTAGGGTCAATAAAGTTACCAAAAGAGATTTTTGGCTCTAAACTTTTATACGCACCATTTATTTTTGAATACAAATGGTTGATCATGTCCTGACCAGCAGAGACACTTTTTGGCAAAGTCTCGTGCAAAGGTTTTAGTACCTGATTACCCATAGCGCGGTTGAAGTCTTCGGTTGCTATGCGTTGTCCGTGTCCAATGATTGAACCAAGTAATGGAGCGCTTGTCAGTGCCTCTTCCGCTTTTTGAATCATGCCTCCAACCACTGGGATTTGCCCCGCGAGTTGACCGGGCGTGAAGTGCTTCATCCCCAACTCTTGCAACATCTTCATTTCATCAGATACTTTGGGATTAAAAATCATTTGACCAGCCTTGCCCAATGCACCCCCAAGCACAGTGCCAAAACCAACCTGCTCGGCTTTCTTAGCCAAAAAATCTGCATAGTCTTCTGTGTCTGATGTTGGCGTAAAAGCCGCAGAACCTGCTCCTTGTGCGGCAGACTTAGCCAATACAGATTTATCTAAGACAGAACCTATTTTTGATGTGGCTCCACGAATCTGCGGAACAAATTTTGGAATCTTGCCTGCCAATTCAAACATCTTCATAGGCGCAGGACTGGCAACTTGACCCACAATATCAGCAACTTCGGCTGGCGTTCCACCAACTTGTGCGCCCATGTTAGTAACTTTTTCTAGAGTTTCAGCAGGTTTGTTGATGCCTAGAAACTGAGCCGCACCAGCAAATGGCTTAAGCATTCCAGCCGATCCGCTCATCAACGTAGCACCCATGCGTTGACCCATACCATAATCCATAGGAACCCCGCTAACAGGGTCATAAACTGTGTCTGGGTTTGCGTAGGGGTTTGGTGGCGCAACCTTTTGCGGAGGCTCTTGAACAAGTGGTTTTACAGGCTCTGCTGGGGCTTGTTTCTTTATGGAAGAGTAGTGCTCCTCCGCCGCTTGTTGGAGGTCAGCCTCAGTCGCCCCCGATGGGCCTTGAATCCTAAGTATCGTGCCGTCTGGGGCTTGTATTTTATAAATTACATCAGACATTACGGAGCCTTTGCTGGTTCAGTACCTACAACTTTAAATTTAGATTTGCCACTAGACGATGGCGACGCTGGCTCCTCATCAAATACGGGCGGACGACCTTCAGCAATATCTTTTGCGCGTTGTTGAGCACGCAACATAAACTTGTTAATTTCAACAAGCGAGTTATCAAAGGATTTTTTGGACATCCCGGGATTGAGTTTTGCAATTGCATCCGTGATCTTGTCGCCTTCTTTGTTAGATAGCGCACCCAACCCCCTCATTGATTGGACGTTAGCCAAGAATGTTTGGGACTTGAGTTTTTCCATTTCATTCATAAAGTCAAAAGAATTTGTGCCGCGGACTAATTGCGCTGGATTGTATGTAGTCAATCCGTTCATGCGACCGGGGTGGTTCTTAATTAAATTAACTTGATTGATCACATCCTGAGCAGTATCGAAAGCCTGTTTTTGGGTTTGTTGTGCAAGATTTTTCTTAGTCTCTTGGGCTTGTTGCTGATCAAACAAACGCTGTTGCGCTAAAGATTGGTTGACAGATGACACCGCCGCCGCCTGCGCCAATGCTGACTGACGATCCATATGCGAGGTCATCATGGTTAACATTTGATTTGCTAACTTGTCGGCATCTTCTTCTTTTATTAATCCTGACTTGTATCTCTGTGCGGCGAGTACCGCTTGTTGTCGAATGGCTGGGTCTTGAGCCATCATTGCTAATGCATCAAATGGCGTTCCTTCGGTTGAACGGTCACCAAGCAGACCTGCCTTGCGCATCTCTGGAATAGCCTTGATAAACTCCAGCGCGTCTTTAGGCCCCGCCAAGCGGAAAATATCCCGCACTGCGGTTGGGTTTACTTGGTAAGAAGTAATAGGCTCTTCACCTTCTTTAGTGGGAGTTTTAACCTGCGTAAACATATTTCGATACGCAGTCTCTATGTTTGACTTTTTTTGTTGCTCTACTATTTGTGCAACATATTTTGGGTCACCAGACAACTGCGTTAAGCGTTGCGCCGCATTAGGATCAAACACAAAAGTTTCTTCGCCATAAGGGTCTTTAACTTTTTTATAAAGAGAAGATGACGCGCTTTCTAACAAACGACGTTTGCGCTCTTCTTGAACCGCTTTTTGCAATTCAACTTGCTTACCCATCAATTCGCTTTGACCAGTCAACTCATCTTGCGATGCCCTGTTGTAGGCTGATGCGCCCTGACCAAGCGACTCAAAAAAGTTTCCTGTCTTAGTCGGTTGCGCCATGCCTATGCCTAATGCCAACAATTTAGGGTCATAGTTCAGACCTTGATTGGGTTGCATACGCTTTGTCAAAGCCTCTTGCATCTTTTGAATTTGTGTATCCAAAACATTTTGACCCTGACGGTATTTGTTCATCTCTGCGTCAACATCAAATCCACCCTTGTTGGATAGATTTTCAGACGCAATTTGATCCGCCTGCGATGCCTGATCTATTTTTGGCGCAGGCTGTGCAGGCTGATTAGATTGATTAGGCGGTGGCGCTTGAGCGACTTGATTTAAACCACCCTGTTGTTGTTCATTCATTTTTTACCCCACTAAATAGCCGTGATCATCATAGAAATTACCCTGACCATCGTGGTAAGAAGCGCCCATAGGTACTCCTCCATCTGCCATCATTACAGCACCGCCGTCCGCCTTTGCTACTACTGGTTTCGTTACATCCATACCTTGTTTGATGGCATTGGATATATCAGAATTACCAGACAACGACGCGAGTATTGTTCCCAAAGAACCGATTTGAGTCAGTGGGCTGAGTCCGAATTGTCCTTGGGTGCCGGGAGCCACCGTCTGCTGTAATGAACCCATAGGCACCGTACCCGCTGGCAACAGTTTTGCATAGTTCTGCGCTTGCAACATTGGGTAATCAAGCGCCGCTTGCCCTAACTTCTGCTGGTTTGCACCAAAGTTAAATAGAGTGTTTAAACCACCAGTACCAAGTTGATTTTGTGCTTGACCTAGTTGACCCAAACCCTGACCTGCCGTTATTTGACGACCTAAATCAGTTTGAGCGGCTTTTGTAGCCGTGTCATACCCTGTGCTAAGTGCTTGATATTGCTTGCCTAACAAATCGCTTTGGATGTCGCGTAGCGTGTTTCCTGTAATCTGTTGCTGGCGCTGTGAACCAAACTGTCCTGAACCAGCCGCTACACCACCAAGTGCAGGCAAAACATTCTCTTGCACATTACGGTTAACCAAACGACCCATCTCGTCCACAACATTGGACTGGTACGGGTTCATGTAGCCTTGGACTATCTCAGGAGTTGCTGTACCGCCTGCGCCTGTCAACATTTGGCTGGCTTGACCCAATGATCCAGAGCCAGCAAACGCCATGTCTGGAGCCATTTGGAAGGCTTGCTGTTGGAGCGGGCTAAACCCTGCGACACCGCCCTGTTGGACAGCGCTCTGCCCTAAGTTTGCAATATCTTGGAGGTAATTGTTGTAGTAATCGGGGGCGGTATCCTGCTTCTGAACCGTTGTGGTTACATCTGGCAGTGCCGCGCCTTGGAATAGATCAGCCATTCATAGACTCCTTGATATAGTTCAAAGGTGATTTAGCCTTTGGGGGTATTTTACCGAGAGGTGCGCTTCTTTTGTGCGCCCGTACTTCTTCGCGGAACTTATCTAGCACCTTTGCGCCAGCCTTATTAGAACCGTTACCTAACATGGAAACCAATTCGGCATCCATAACGTATTCTCCATCAGCCAGCCATGCAGGAATGTCGTCCGATTGACCATCGCCGGCACCGTTAACAGCGGAGCCTTGACGGAAATCCACGCGCTTGTCTACCACTGGATTGGTGTGGTGGCTATGTTGGGTGTGAGCCTGCGAGAGTCCACCCTTTTTCATGCCATGCGCCAAGCCAAGTGTCTCGGCTGGATCAATAGCGCGACCAAACGTGTAATGCGTTGCGCCACCCGTAGCCATTGCTGGCTCTTGCGTTGTATCTGAATTACCAGACTGATCCACTGGATTACCTTGGTCGTCGGTGTACTGAGTCATTTCAGGCTCGTTCAAATAACCAGAAATGCCAAGGTCTGAATACAAGCGCTGGTCTGGGGTGTATTGGTAATCAGAACTTTGGTCGTAGTCTTGGTATGGAACAACAGTGCTACCAGTGCCTGTGCGACCGCCTGTCATACCTGCACCAAAATCTGTAGTTCTTGGAGTTATTGCTGTTAATTCCGAAATATCTACTGGCTGTCTCGTACCGCTTGAATCACCGCTTGAACCCATCAACGAAGTTAGCAATGCGCCAATTGCACCGCCAGCAAGCGCTGGGTTTTGGCTCACATATGATTTAAGCGCATCTACTATGCTGGTATCTTCTGGTTTTGCATCTGTAGGAACAACTGCATTTTGTTTAGCAAAACTTGGTTTTGCAACGTCACCTACAGAAGTAATTGCTCCAACAGCAGGTTTTGTATTGCTTGGCAAACCAGTATTGGTAACTGGCGTACCCGTAAAGTTTATGGGTTGATTGGTCTGCATATCATAGGTTTGATTTCCTACTGAATATGTTCCATCCCCATTGTCAGTCACAACATCTACACCGCCATTTGGATTATCTCTATACAAAGGCATATCCGTTTGCATATCAAAGGTCGTGCCATTGAGGGTATAAGTTCCATCGTTGTTGTCTACAGCGCCTTCTGGCATATAGGAAGTATCTGCACTTGTATTAGATGCTGATGCAATACTGCTCAAAGATGTTGGGGCATTGGATTTTGCATATCCTTGGTTACCAAGCACAGGGACGTAAGAGTCACCAGACTCGTTTGTTCCTAAAGGCTTATACAAGTCTCCAGTTTCAGGATTAATCGCATAGTCTGTGATAGCCCCAGTTTCATCAACAAGGTTTCCGTCAGCGAATCTAGGCAATCCGCCTTTTTGTTTTTGATGCATAGAGCCACCATTTTTTGCAAAAGAGTCATAACTAAAATCGTATCCTGATCCGCCACCAGAATCTACTGGCGTATCGTTACCCGCTAGTGTGTAGTCGCCACCACCAAGTGAGTAATCTCCACCCCCAAGCGTGTAATCGCCACCTAATGTGTAATCACCACCAACAGTAGTGTCACCAGCAACAACAGTGTCACCGCCAGTAACCGTGGTGTCTCCGCCAGTAACAGTTGTATTGCCACCAGTAACGGCAGTGTCTGCGCCTGTAACAGTATTACCACCATCAACAGCCTCCATACCAGCCGTAGTTCCATCAGCGTTGTAAGTGGTTTTAATGCCATCCTCAATTACGGTATATGTTCCATCTGCATTTTTAATTGCACCTTCTGGTGGAGTAAAAGACTCTTCAGATGCCTTAACTCGGTCAAGTTCCGCTTGAATTTCTTCGTCAGTTAAAACTTTACTGGTGATAGGCACATTTGTTTTTCCACCAGCACCAGTAGTTCCGCCAGCAGGTGACTTTGCGCCACCAGAAGTTCCACCACCAGCGGGTTGCTTAGTGCCACCACCTAGAATATTTCCAATAAGCGCACCCGCGCCAGCACCTGCAATCGTTTTGACAATTGGATTATTAAGAACACTGGTTATGCCAGAGGTATTAGTTTTTGGAATAGTTATTGGCGTTTTTGTGGTTGGCGTAGTTATGGGTTTTACTGGAGTCTTTGTTGTGGTTGCTATAGGAGTAACAGGCTTTTTAGGCGTTGTAATAATTGGCTTAACGGGTTGCTTAACAGTAACTGGCGTTTTGCTGACTGGTTGTACAACTTTGCTAGGCAAATTGGATATTGGGGTTTTAGGCTGAACTACAGAAGTAAGTGGAGTTTTTCCAACAGGTGACCCAACAGAAGAAATTGGCGCAACAGGTTTATTTGAATTTGTTGCTAAGTTTTGATTACTGATTGAAGTAACAGGTCTATTTGGGTTTGCCGCAATGCTTTGGTTGATTGGAGCAACGCCTGTTCTTGTTTGAGACCTGCCAAAGTTGCGAGGCGCATTACGCATCACCGAACTTATAGTTCGTACTGGTGTTCTGGTCTCTAAAGGGTTAATGATTGTTTTAGCCATTGTTTATACCAACCTCGTTTGGTTGCCTAAAGTTGTTGTCAGTTTCGCCGTAAGCGGATTAGTTATTGGTGTTTTCACCAAATTTAAACTTGGGTTTTTTGTTTGAGTTATTGGTATTAATTTATCTGTATTTACTTGCGCAAGTGGATTGCCAACTTTTGAATCTGAAATTTGTGTAGCAGTATTTTGTCTTGCAGAATTTATAGCATTCAAAACACTCTTGTTATCTGTAACAAAGTTTTTAACATCAGCAAGTTGATTTAATCCGCCAGTTGGTTTTGTTGTATCTTCAGTTTGAATGTCTTCACCTGATAGCGAAGCAGTTTTTGTTGTTGGGCTAATCGAAGATACTGCATTATTCACAATACTTTTTAGTGTTGCGGTAGCACTTGGTACATTCGTATCAATTGCAGTGGCAAGTTCCATACCCGCCGAAGTAACCGCTGATTGATTGCCAGAGTTATATGCTTGGACAAGTTTGGTTGCGGCACCCGCCAGTTTTAAATCAGGACTGTTTACCAAGTTTCCAGAAACCTGTAACAAACCGCTTAGATCATTTTTTGCAATTGCATTAGCCGCAGACAACGTACTCATAGCCAGTGATACGGTTGGCATATTTTCAGTGTTTGCTACATTTGCGCCCATTGCTATCAATGGCGTGAAATTTCCCTTATCCGCCGCTTGCACTGCGCTGATTGCCGATGCCGCCAACTTTGCTGTTGAAATATTTGATGCCGCCTGCACCGCTGGATTAAATCCTTTAGTTGCTATATCACTGGATAAGTCCAAACCGCTTACAGAATTCAAACCATTTACGGATTGCATACCAGCAATATCTGCACCCTGCAACCCTGTATAGCCTGATATCCCGCTCATAACCGTGCCAAGGTTAAATTTGCCTTGGCCTAAATCGGTTGCAACATCGACTAAAGATAATTCGGGTTCAATTATTTTGGCAACTGTCCAAAGAGGGCCGAGGTCTTTTAACCCACCCGCTATATCACTAGCAAGGTTTTTAAAAAAACCACCACCGCTTGTTGCTACTTGGGCAGGCTTTGCATTGCCTTGTGCATCCCAATGCCCATATACATAATGACCACCATCTAACCAAGTAACGACACGAGGATCGCCTTGGTAATCATATGCTTTTCCGTTTTGATCATACGAAACAGTTACAGGAATGCCATTGACGTAGGTCGGTTTGTTTGAAACATAGTTTCCACTGTCCGCATCTAGTGTGACGTCAGCATTTTTTATTTGGGGTCGTGGTGTATATGTATATGGATTTCCATTTTCATCGTATGACGTGATTGGCGCAGATGGCGTAAATTCCAACTGTGTTGGTATACCAGCCTTTTTTATGTCTATAGGCGTAAACAATTGAACTTGATAGTCTTGAATTTTTCCACCAAAGTTTTCATTGGCTGTGTATTGCGCCATGTTTGCTATTTGGTTATACGCCGTAGGGCTTATAAGTTCAATTTGCCCCTGAAAAGTACCTGCTTTATCAATAGCAGATTGTGCTTGTGCTTGCGTAAAAGCGCCATTAGAAGCATCTGCTATTTGCTGTGCAGTAAAACCATTATTTTTTGCAAAAGTTGCTAATGCATATGGGTTATTTAAATTTGCAGATACCGTATTTTTAAGGATGGCATCTTGCGAACCCAATATTGTTTTTACAGAAGCAACACCTAATCCCGTAGCAGAAGCAATTTGTTCTGGTGTGAAGTTGTACTTGTCTTGATAAGCCTTGATGCCTTTGGCTTCATCCAGAGAAATATTACTGTCTGCTAATACAGCAGAAAGATTTTGCTTGATTGTGTCTGTTTGTTGTTTTAATTGATAATTTTGAACATACTGCGTGTAGGCATCATTTGGGTTTGCCTTTTCATATGCAGAAACAGAATTTTGAAATATATTTTTAAAGTCTTGCGGAGAAATTTTTCCAGCGTTTAATTCACCTTTCCAATAATCAACTTCTGATTGTTTAACTTCATTTGTTTTTCCACCAACTCCAGTACGTCCAATGTCACTATAAGCGTCATTAATTAGTTTGTTGTAAATGGTATCTGTGTCAGTCAGGCGCCCTTCGTTTATCCCGTAGGTGCTGTAATGCAGTTTGGCAAAATCATCCGCACTTAACCCGCCAGAAGATGTTTTGTATGCCTCGGCTACATCTGGGTTAGCCGCAAGATAAGCATTGCCACTGAACCCCGTTGGTATTTGTTGCGCTTGATAATTGTTAACGTACTGTGTGTAGGGGTCGTTTGGATTTGCCGCTTTGAATGAATTGACAGCGGCGTTAAATGCAGATTGAAAGTTATTTGGATTTAAAGCCCCAGATGTAATTTGGTTAGCCCAATATTCTTTTTCGCCCGGCGTAAGAGCGCCTAATCCAACGCCAGTATCTGATCTGCCAGTGCCAGCGTATGCCTTTGAAATTAAATTATTAATATCTGTTGTAGATGGCGTATCAATGGGAAGTTCTCCTCCTCCTCCTCCTCGTCCAGAAGAACTGCTTGATTCATTTGGAGGTGGTGGCGGTGCAAGTGGTTGTAATCCATTTTGAGCGGCGGCAATAAGTTCATCCGTAGTTGCATTTGGATTTGCGGCTTGCATTGCGGCTACTTGGTCTTCTGTTATTGCCATATATTATCCAAACACTTGTGTTGGTTGATTTACTGCGCCGACTAGTGCCTGCGCCCATTCGTGCCAATTGTCGTAGATGTAGGGGCCGGGGATGCCTTCGTTGGTAAATATATCAATCGCCTTCAATCCCGCCGCCCACTCTTTCCAATGCTCCTCCCCAGAGGGAACAGCCAATTGTTGACCAGCATACGCCTCGCACATAAGACTCGCCCATGAGTCCCATGTGTGATATCGAGGATCGTAGACAAGCGCCAGTGCCATATTAACTTCCGTATGGGCGAACGTCGCCAAAGTCTGCACTGAGCAAAACCTTACCCATTTGGTAAGTTCCACCTTGTACATTGCTGTTAAATCGTAATCTCAATTCTCTGCGTTGCTCACGCATATCTACCTTGCCAGTGTCTGGGTCAAAATAGTATGGGTCAGAAATTACATCGTCTTTTTGGGCAAATGGTCGCCCAACGACTTGCAGTGACATAACGCCAGATTGCACAAAGTCAGGTTCGACACGCTCAAGATGCAACCAGCGGTTATCGCCTATGCCACCTTGGGGAATCTGCGGGGACTGCGCTGGGCCACCACTGACCCAACCTAAATCAGATGTTTCAAAATAACTCTCAATTGCATCAGAAACTTGATCAATCACAGCGTCTGTGCCAATTTCATGTTGCCAAAGAATGATTTTATTTGGCACGCTTTGAAAGTTTGCAGACACAATTGCTGTTGCAGTTGCCGCAATTGAGAGCGTTAAAGTATTACCAGCAAATGAAACTGCGCCAGAAACTGCGCCTGAATTGACAATCGATAACGTGATAGTTGTACCCACAATACTGACAACAGTTGCGCCAGTTCCAATTCCTGTGCCAGTCACCAATTGACTTCTTAAAATTCCCGTTGCGCTTGCTACCGTAATAGTGCTTGCACCAGAACTACCCGTTGCAGTTGTTGCGGCTGAATTTGCCACAATTGCAGAAATATACGCACCTGTAGGAACTCCAGTTGCCACCACCAATTGACCGTTTGCAATTTGATTATTAATTGACATGGTCACGGTAGCGCTTGAATTTGTTGTGGCAATGTCTGCCGCAAACAGCGTTGCCTGAATAGTTAAGTCTGCCCCAGCATTAATCGGGTAATGGAAAACTTGTGAAAAATATCCAGCCGTGCGTTGAGCGCCATCAGAAAAACCAGCGTCATACCAGCAATTTTCTCGAATGTTATAGATGATGCAGTTGTTGCATTCTTCGGAATCACCAGAGGGATAGAACCACCAAATTTCACCAAAACGCGGAACTTTTGTTGCCCATACCTTTTGACTCTGCGCATAGTTCAGATTGTCAAAAAAGTAGTTTTGGTTCATGGTGTTAGCAATTTCCTTAACCACGCCGTTGTATAGCAAGAACCTATCAACGCCAATCCAGTAATATATTCCGTCGTACTCAATTACGCATTGCGATGACAAGATAGACGTCTGACTAGAAATAATGTCATAGCGCCAATAGAACGTCGATGATGTTCCGCCGACGCTAATTGTTGTAGGCGTATAAGAAACTCGAATCAACGAGTCCAAAGCCCAGAACAAACCAGATGGAGCGTTAGAACCACCTCTTACGGGTAAACCCTTGACAATCTTTGTAGAGGCAACATTGGCTTCGTTAGAGTCTGCGCTATTCCAATTGTATGGATCACCAGCGGCACAATTCTTAATCAGACCGTTGTCGCCATATACAAAAACGTATGGGTGCAAAACAACCACTCCACCAGCAACAGAAATGGTTTCTCCCGTAGGGTTTGGGCCATTGATGTCGCGTAATGGTTGCATGGTCAAACCATCAATGTTTCCAGCCAAAACTGGGGTTGCAACGGTTTGGTCAATCTGCGCCAAGTTAAGCCCGGGGTGCGCCAACAACAACTGATTCCCAGAACCTTGAGAGTCAAAAGAAGAGTCAAACTGCCAAAGATTCAAAGCGTTTTCAGTGAACCCATCGTCAATTGTTGCCACTTTAATCGAGAATCCGCTACCAGTGCCACCAATACTCGCCGCAGTTGCGCTTAGGGTATCGCCTGCGGCGTAGCCATCACCAGCCGCCGTAAGAGTCACAGTGGTCACCGTAGCGCCAGCAACCACAATGGTCGCCTTTGCACCCGTGCCAGTGCCACCAGTTAGGGTTACTGCCGTGTATGTTCCGTTGGTGTATAGCGTACCACCCACAAGAGTGTTAAGCGTCAAAATGAAACCGTTAAAAACAAATTGGTTTACACCGCCGCCAATACCAAGGTTGTTTACGTTAAGAACCTCAAGTCCAGAACTGTATCCGTTAAAAACTTGATTTACGCCATCAGCGGAGTTAACAAAAATTCCCCGAGATATTCCATTTGCTTGTTCAGTAATGGATCGATACCCGCCTACTTTGCGCGGACGACCACGTTGAAATCTTACCCAACGACCATCGCTGTAAAAGTTTTTGTCGAAGAAAGTACCATCCCGTTGAATGCCGGGCTGGGTATCAATTGAAAAAACTTTTTTAGTCATCAATAAGTCCCGCCAGCAATCCCACCAGAGAATGTTCCAGTTCCAACGACGGCAATTCCAGAAGCAGAAACTGTTAAACGCAATGCTCCCAAAATTGCAACATTGAACTCACCCGAAGCGGCACGGTAAACGCCAGTAGTTGTTTCTGAAGAAAAATTCAAAGATGGAGCGCCAACAGAACCATTGTTCAAACTAATGCTTGATGATCCAGCCAACACCGTATTGGCGTTGTATAAGTTGACAGAGTCACAAACTAAAGTGGCTTGACTGCCAGCAGTTAAAACGGCAGTTGCCCCGCTACCAGTTGAAATGGTCAGGGTATACGCACCGCTAGTTTCGTTTAGGATGTAATAAACCTGAACAGTCGCGGGAACCACAATTGTTACATTGCCCGTCAATGTTCCAGTATATTTTTGAATGACGTTTGAAGCCTCAGCCGCTGTCAATGTGTAACTGCCAGTGGCAACAGCCTTGGATAATTGAGTGAACGCAAATTGCGTAGATTTACCCAATCCGACGGTGTAAAACTGAACACCGTTACAAACAATAATACAAGAATCAGTTGGCTGAAGAACAATTGAAGCAGACCCGTTGATTAGGTTTCCACTTGTTCCAGTAACAGTCAGAGCGCCAGTTCCACTATTGCGCACAAACATGAACCAGTTATCTCCAAGCGTAGACGCAAGGGTCAAAGTCAAAGTTCCAGCGCCACCTGTCCATATATAAGTGCTAGAACGGTCTGTATCCAGCGCGGTATAACTAGAAGAAAAAGTCGTTACAGGCTGGCTTTGGTTCAAAGTCTGACCAATAGCCAACAGCCCGTATCCAGCCAATGTAGCCGCATCTGCGCCAGAAGAGCCAATACCGTAGGCAATGATGCCCCATGTTCCCGCTGTGGTAGCGTTGGTAGTGATATATATGTATTGCGCTTGACCAGCGGCAACCGTCACGATGGTGTTTGCACCAGTAAAATCTTTAACCGTCAGAGCAACAGAGCCGACATTACGAATCAAGGCATCTTGACCAACTGAGGCTTGATTGGCAGGAGGCATCCACAACTCGTTTGCCGTGGTGGTGGTTGACACCTCCATGATTCGAGCGGCGGCATCATCAGTGGTTGTTCCATTAATAGGCCACGTCAACTGCAAATCATCTGTCAGCGTGATGCGGCTATACGATACGTCAGTTGGCTGGATGACGTTACCAGTAAAAGGGCTGTTGTAACTCATTATGTGTCCACCGCTACGGCTTGACGATCAGCCAATCTCAATTTATCTTCCGCCATCAAGGTTTGCATGATGAGGTCATAGTTTTGTTGCCACATACCCATGCGCTCATCATTCTTGAGGAACGGCATAGACTGCAACAAAGACCCATACAGCAACGCTTGAGGCGCGTAAATTGTGAACCAATTCGTCTGGTTAGAAGAATCCAAAGGTTGAATGCGCTCATAGTACAGAACCTCAAATGAGTAGGTTGTAGTAGGAGTTGGTGCAACCAACCAATGGGTGTAGTCGTAGTCCGCAAAATAAGCGGGAATACCAGTCTTGGTCGCGTCAGGCCAATACTCACGAAGGTACTCATACTTGCGCAACAAAACAGGCTGGCGCTCACCAGCCACTGAAATATTGAACGAAACTGTCTTATGCCAACGTGCTGGCTTATCAATAACCGCTTGGTTGGAAACCATTGTGGATTCCACAACGGTTAAGTTACCTAAAAACTTAATTTGGCTGGCAATAATTTGCTCTGCCAGCATGATGAACAGAGGGATTTTCTCAAGCGTAGCGGTGTCAGTACGCTCCAGATATGACTGAATGTTTTCGACCAAGGAGTCATATGTCATTACCGAAGCAGTCGTCACGCTATTTCTCCAAGAATTTGGTATAGGTTATTGTATTGCCTAGACCTTGTTTAGGCAACTTTGGCATGGTATTGGGCTTCGGTTAAAACTCCAGCCTTGTATTTTCCTTCTGGCTTATAGATGGTTAGTTCTTGCTGACGCATCTCAGGCGCAAAGGATATGTGCATCCACCGCCCGTATTCGTGAATCATTTGGTCAAACTTGATGTTTGCCTTTAAAACAATCTGACATAGTTCATAAGGAGTGTGAGCAGAAGAAGAGCAGTCAATAGCCCAACCATCCATGTGGCTGGACACCTTAGAACCGCCAACAGCAACATTAACATCGGGCAAGCGTAGCCAAGAATTAATACGAAGAGCGCCTGTGACATTTCGCACCTCCTCCAAACGCCCTGCCGCCACCTTCATGTTTGCCAGTTGGCGCTCATCGGGCTGGTTATTAATCCCCAACCGTATAGCAGTTTCGCTATAAGTTGCTTCCTCAAGGGTAAAGTGCTCGCTCAGACTCATTTCTTCACCTTGTCGGCTATCTTCTCAAAAGTACGACCACCAAAGTAAAACGACATCACCACCATGCCCCAATTTCCTAAGAGTTCTACATAGTTACCCCTAGTCTCAAAATCAAACATGGAGGCAATAGCAAACCCTGTGTATGCCAATAAAAGGAATATAAGAACCATTGGGCGGATGTTTTTAGACAACCAAGAGTCAGAACCCATGTCCGCTTTGAGGCGCTCTGTAAGTTCGTGTGTCTCAGCCACGTCAGCGTTAAGTTTTGCTAACTCGCCATTTTGTTGCATCTCAAGTAACTTGAGTTTGGCTTGTTCCGCCTGTGCTGGGTCAGGAAATACTTTGTCAAGTATCTTTCCACCAATATCTAAAAGTGCGCCAATAGGTATCATTTTTGTTCCTTTAGTTCACGTTTCAATTTACGCAATTCTTTAATTTCTTGTTTTAATTGCGCTTTCATGTATAGGGTTTCCACATATGCCATCGAGGTTGCTCCCACAATTACGCATATTGCTACTCCTATCAATATCCACCAGACAAGTTTTGTAGTTCCCACATGATCCACCCAAAGAATGAAGATATAACCACCACGGCGACCACCCCACTTGTTAACTCAATAAATCGAATTTCTTCTTGCTCCTTCTTCCATCTAGCCAGCCTAGCCCTACGAATCATTTCTGACTTAGCCCACTCTTGTTCACGTTCAATCTTGGCGTGCATTTTGAGAAATCGGCTATACAAATCCTTTAGTTCAGAAGGCGCATACACCATTGCCTCCCTCGTCTGCTCCATCATCTTTTCCATCTGCAACTCAATAAGCACCCTCTCCGTTGCTTTCTTTGAGGTGTTTTGCTCAGGGTTGTACTTGGTCTTTGATTCTTCTTCTAGTTCAAGGTAATGGTTGTTAATCTGTTGTTGCGCGTCAAACAAAACTCCGAGGCTTGTACCAATATCGTTGATAAGTTTGGTTTCAAACTCTTCGTAAGATTGTTGGGCTTTGGCAATTTTCTTTTGCGCCACAGGCTTGGGCGGGGCTGTTTTGTCGGATAACTTAAAAAATCCAAGGAACCAGTCCCAGACACCCCTAATAGTTTTGACATCATCAATTGCCTGCTCAACTGTCTTCTTAGCAGATTCGACCGCCATACGACCATCGTGAAGGAGCGCGACCCCCTGTTTGATAACTCCAAAAGCGGTTTGCGCGGCAAGTAAGATGCTGAAGGGGTCAATGTCGCACCCCTATCGAATAATAAGTTTCATCAAAAGCGCAGAGACCGAATCAGTTCCTAAAAGAGTTATTGCAACAATTAAATACAAAATGTACTCAATACGTTGCATTCTCTTAGAACCGTCGTCAAAACGCTTTTGTATGCCCTCATAACGGGACGCACAAATTGCTTCGTGAACCGCGAGGCGCTTGTCAGTCTCCGTGGCTAGTTCGTGAGTGTCAGACATTACCTTGATCTTCAGTTGGCACAACAGGAGGCTTTGCCGCATCCTGAATTGCTTGAATTAGGCTAAATACTTCTTGATAAGGACGTGTGCCAAGATAACCAAGGACTTGGTTTACTGTTTCAATTGGAAGTTGTAGGTTCATGTCAATGCCTGAATTTGTGCTTGAAGTGCTTGAAGTTGAGCCAACAACTCTTCTTTTGTTAGCGTAGGCGTTGTTGGTGGCACATATGCCGCTTCCATAGCATCCCATGCCGCTTCTTCTTCAGCGGTAAAAGGAACATCGCCTTTATCTGTTGAGTGGAATCGTGCCATAGTATTTCCTTATGAATTAGCAAAAGCGTAAAGACGCATATTTCCGTTTCTAATTACCCTACCTGAACAAGATATACGAATGCCAGAAACAGCAGATATATCATCTAATATTCCGCCACCACCATTTATTTGAGAGGCTCCGACAGAGTTTACATTTGCTGGCGCTGACCCTTGCCAACTAAATGTTTTGTAATTTGTTGTACTTGTTGCATTTATAAGCGTCATTGCAATAGTCCCTGCTTTTGAACCATCACTTGACCCCCCAAGGTCACTGCACATATTGATAGATGATGCGGCATATACATTACGAGTAACCTCAGTTGTACCATCGGATGAGTCCCGTCTATTAAAATAACCTATGCTTGTGTCATAAGTTCCATTTAATGCAATCTCTACACTTATGCTTCCTTGAGATTCTTGACACGCGATATTAAACAACAAAAGATAATTTGCATAAGTGCTTGAAAAGCCGGAGGTAAGCGCCATCGTAGAAGCGCCCGGCGTTGCTACGGTACTACCAACAAAAATTAATGCACCAGCACTTGGCGTTGTCCAAGTCGGTATTCCTGTACCCGCACTAGTTAATACTTGACCAGAAGTACCAGCCGCTGAAAAGCCTGTTGCTCCAGAACCAGATTGATATGGAACTGCGCCAGCCACACCACCCGCAAGGTTTGTCGATGTACCAGTTGTAATTCCAGACAACGAAGTTGCACCCGTACCGCCAGAAGCAACAGGCAGTGGGGTAGTCAGCGTTGTAGTTCCAGCAACACTCAAGTTACCCGTGTTTGTCTCGCCGGGGGTTGTTATCCCCGCTGACCCATCAATTATTACTGTCATTTTTTACTCCGTTTGGAATCATGTCTGGAGAAATAATCTCACCATCAAGGTCTCGATGCGCATGGATACAGAAAGCCACTGTGTTGTCTTCTAAAGCCATCAACTCGTGCATCACATCTTTGTGAATCCAAATCATGTGAGGCGCTTTGTAGTCGGTTGTTGCGCCGTCTACATTGACACGCAATGAACCAGCCGCCAAAAGCGTCAGGTGGTCAAACTGATGGGTATGACCTTGCTCTACATCGCCAGCACGCACAAAATGCATCTGACGACTGTAGAGGTTCTTAACGCTACCAAGTTTGATTTCAGGCTCGTTCATTAAACACCTGAGACTGGAATGGTGTCACCACTAGTTTGAGCCAAGATTGCAGTAGCAGAAGCCTGAGATACGTCACCAGACGCAACAAGCATATCTAACACTTCTTGGACTTTGGCGCGATAACTTTGACCAAGCAATTCCACCTTAGCGGTTTTGATCTCATCGCTTTTGTCGTTGTCCCACTTGACGCGCTCGGCAAGAGTTAAGCCTTTGCGAACATCATCAGCAGTCCAAGAAACAGGCAATGGTGTTGGCTCAGGTATTACTGGCTTAACCAGAGCACCATTCACCCACCCGTCGCCATTTACTGCGTCATCTGGAACTTGTGTTGTGTAAAGTGCGGCAACATCTGGATGGTAATGCTCGGTAGGTTCACCACCTTGGCAAATGTCACGAACTTTATTGTCTTCAATCCATGCGTATTTCATTTTTAATATCCTTCGGTGTAATAAAGAACAACAGCGCCATCGCCACCACTTCCACTACGACAATAAGTACTAGCGCTACTATCTGCGCAATTTCCGCCGCCGCCACCACCTCCGTTGCCACCATTGCCACCATAGCCAACATAACTAGCGGAAGTGGTACGCCCACCACCACCTCCGCCACCAAAACCACCATTACCGCCAAATGCTGTACTAGAAGATGCGCTATAAGCACCGCCACCACCCCCGCCAAATCCACCGCTACCCCCATATGCAGTTGCTGATGAATAACCATAACAGCCACCACCACCACCACCATTACCACCATTACCGCCAGAGCCCGGTTGGTAGTATGTGTTCATACAACCACCCCCTCCGCCATCAAGATTACCCCAGTATGCTAAAAAGGCACTTCCGCTTGTTGAGCCAACACTACTTGTAGATTGGAATGCGTAATTTGTAGTGCTATAAATAAGAACATAGCCAGCAGTACCACCGTTTGATCCACCACCATTCTTTGAACCTTGACCTGTAGCCCCTCCGCCACCACTACCATAAGAGTTAAATGTATTTTGCGCGGCACTTTGTAATCCGCCACCACCAGAGCCATAACCGTTTCCGCCATTTCCCCCAAATCCACCACCACCAAGACCAGCATATGTACCTGTTGTACTACTAGTTACAAACCCATTACCACCTGTTCCATAAATTGAACCTGCACCACCTCCACCGCTTCCTCCTGTGTATGAATAACTAGTACTGTGATAACCACCAACGCCACCAGTGGCTGTGTAGTATTGACGTAATGAAGTAGAAGCAGTACCCGAACCACCAGTTCCTGCGGATGTAGTATTGTTAACACCACCAGTGCCACCTGTAGCACTTAATAATGTTCCGTAAGAAGATGTGCCTCCAGCATTACCTGAAGCATTTCCAATAACTGACGCACCGCCAGCACCAACAGTTATTGTGGATAAAATTTGCCCCGGTACTACGTCAATAATTCCTTGAGCGTAGCCTCCACCAGAACCACCCAAAGCGTAATTACTATTGTAAGTAGACCCAGATGATCCAGAACCACCTGCACCCCAAACGCAAACCATAATTTGATATACGTTTTGTGGAACAACAAAAGGACTAGTAAACGTACCAGCAGTTAAAAACGCACGATAGTTTACCCATTTAGGAGGTGCTAAACGAGTCGCAGTATTAGGTGGCAATGGTGTGCCATATGTGCCTTTATTTAGGGCTGATCTGTTTTCATTACCGAATGACATATTAGTAATCTCCGCCTTGTACTGTTACTAGAACACCGATGTTTGTGCCACCAGCCGCGACTGTTGTACCTGCATAAATTTTGTATCCAGCAGGCAAACTGATACCGCCAGCCATCGGACTGTTTGTCATTGCGCTATAAGAAGGCAATGTTGATGTATCCAATGCAGTCACCGCAGTAGCAGGAATTGCCACATCCCAAGGTGTTAGTTGGTTGTTAGTTGCTGTGGTGTTTGCTGAACCGTTGTTGATCCAAAAGCGAACCAAGGTAGCCGCGCTTGTACCAGAGGCTGTTGCGCCATTAGTACTTGTCAGACGTACAGTAACTGTGTCTACGCGAGAACCGTTAGAGCCTGCTGTATACACCAATGCCAAAGCAGTGCCAGCAGTGTCAGTGCCGTCAAATGCCTTTGTATTGGTTAATGCTGTGCTTAGGACAGCATTTTGTACGCCCAAATTGGGCGTTAACGGGAAAATTGGTGAAGTATTAGCCGCCATTTAGAAACCTCCGAAGTTTGTGTATAGATACAGGGTTGAGCCTGTGGGTGATGGAGCAGAAGCCCAAGTTGGTGAAGCACCTGTTCCCCCAGATGTTAGAACTTGACCAGATGTGCCGTACGCTGGAGAAGAACCGAATCCTACAGCACCTGATGTGTTTAATGTAAGCGCTGGGGTCGTGCCATTGATTTGAAGTTGTAGAACGCCTGTGGTATCTCCGCTAGAGACTAGAGCCGTTCCGCTTGTGGTTCCTGCTGATATTGAACTCATGTTTTACCCCAGTGCGTTAATTTTTGTGGTCAATGCTTGTAACTCTGCAAGCAGTTGTTCTTTTGTCGGTGTGGGAGGTACAGTTTCAGGAACATAAGATGCAACATTTGCATCGTGTTCTGCTATTTCTTCCGCAGTCAGATTAATTTGAACGCCATCAATAATTTTATGAAGTGTGATTGACATAATTAAACGTATCCATAAATATAAATTTGACCAGATGCCCAAGAGCCACTTGAATTTGTAAATTGAACAGAAGTAATTGCCGCTTGTGAATCCCAACCACAACCACCAACAGTTGAACCATTAGAACCACTAGGAGGATTGGCTTCTTGGGTTTGAAAAAGAGTATTTTTATAAAAAGATGATTGACAAGAAAAAACTGTCATTGTACCTAAAGAGCGTTGCGCTACACTTCCACTATTTCCAACTTTTAATTGTATATATGATTGGGCAACAATTTGTGTCCAAGTGCCATTGTCAATATAAGCACCGTTGTAATTAGCACCCGTATCGTTATTAAAAGTAACTCGAAGCCTTCCATAGGTTGATGTTGTATCTTGTATGGAGGCAAAAACAATGTAAAGACCGTTATATGTGCTTGGAATAGTTACAGAAACAGTAGTTGTACTAGCAGATAAATTTGTTAAATTAACCAAACTTACAGCACCTGTGCTTGGTGTCACCCAACTTGGCGCACCTGCACCATTTGTTTGTAGCAATTGACCGCTAGTACCAACCGCAAGCATTTGAGTTGTACCGCTTGCTGATTGATAAGGAATCGTTCCGTTAGAACCACCAGCAAGGTTTGTAGACGTAGTTGCTGTTGTTGCACTTACAGCATTGCCGCTGGCTGTTGTCAAAACCGTGCCACTTGTTGCAGGCAAAGTCAAGACTGTAGAGCCAGCAACGGTTGGCGCTTGCAAAGATACCGTGCCTGATGTGTCGCCTGAAATAACTACTGAACTCATGTTTTTTCCTTATAGAACGACCCAGCGCTGACCGCTGGTGACAGTTACACTTTGACCAGAAGCCACAGTAATGGGGCCAACTGACATTGCGTTGTACCCACTTGCCACCGTATAACTTGCCGCTACTGTTGCATTATTAACGAAAATGCCGTTTGACGCCACCATTTCAGACGCTTGCAACTCGCCAGTAGAAGGCTTGTACAAAAGTTTTGCGTTACTGGTATACACCGTAGTTGGCGTGCCACTTGTGGCATTTGAAAACATTGGGTATAGATTTGACGCTGTACTTGTATCGTTGCTGATAGTCGCGCCAGAAACCACCGTTGCCCAAGATGTAGTTGTACCGTCTGTAGTAAGGTATTTACCAGTGTTACTAGTTTGGGCTGGAGCCAAAGCATTAAATGCCGCAGTCGCTGTAGTCTGACCCGTACCACCATTGGCAATTACCAAAGTACCTGCAACCGTAACAGCACCTGAAGTCGCTGTATTTGGGGTCAATCCAGTCGAGCCAAAAGAAATTGTGTTAGTGGTTGCAGATGCAGAAGCCAACAAAGTCACTACGCCAGAACTATTCTTGGCGTACAACTTCATGTCATTGATGTTGAGTCCTAACTCGCCATTGGCAAGGTTTCCAGACGTTGGGACAGCCGAAGCCGTTGTGCTGTAGTACAGCGAAATTGGGGTAAAGCCTGATGCCGCCATTAGAATGTTCCTCCAGAAATGCCAACATAAGAAGTGGCAGTCACAGTCGTAAATGCACCTGTTGATGTTGTTGTTGCACCAATTGATGTACCGTTTATTGTCCCACCAGTAATGGCTACAGCGCCAGCACTTTGTGTCGACATTGTTCCTAAACCAGTGATTGCTGTATTAGGAATTGTTGTAGATGCAGTAAATGCGCTTGTTCCGTTACCGTACAAGTAACCAGTCAGCGTTGTGGCCCCAGAACCACCGTTTACCACTGGAAGGGCTGTACCAGACAAAGTTACAGCCAAAGTGCCACTTGTAGTGATTGGGGAACCAGATACAGACAAGAACGTAGGCACGGTCATGGCAACTGAAGTTACCGTACCGCCAGCAGATGGGGTTGCAGAAATAGTGATACCACCAGCCGTATTGCTAATGCTGACGTTAGTTCCTGCTGTCAGGGTAGACAGAGTAAAACCAGTACCGTTACCAATGTGCAATTGCCCGTTAGTAGGAGTTGCTGTTGTTCCAGTGCCGCCGTAAGCCACGCCAATTGCTGTACCGTTCCAAGTTCCCGCCGCCAAAGTTCCTACGCCAGTAATACCTGTATAAGAACCGCTCAAGCGACCAGTAGGAAGCGTTCCAGAGGTAATATTGGATGCGTTGGTAGTATCAGTCGTTGCAGAAGGCGCAAGACCTGATACAGCGCCAGAGGCAATAGCAATTGAAGTATTTGTTACGCCAGTCAATTGACCTTGTGCGTTTACCGTTAAAACAGGAACTTGAGAGGCAGAACCATAAGTTGCCGCCGTCACCGTTGTATTAGTAATACTAAAAGCGTTACCAGTAAGGGTTAAACCTGTACCAGCAGTATAGACAGTTGCCGCGCCAAACTGAGTGAATACCAACGCAGTTGTTCCAACAACAATTGGAAGGGCAGTTTGCTGAACCCAAGATGTATTGGCGTTTACAGTTCCAGCAAGCACCAAAACGTAGTCGCCTTGGTCAATTTCATTGGTTCCAGTGCCAGATGTGTCGTAATCAGTGGCACGAGTCAACACCCAAGCCGTAGCGCCAGAGCCTACAACGGTTACCGTATAAATGCCGTTATAAGCACCATTGGTCTCATTCTTAACCAAAATACGATTACCTACCGCTGGTGTAGAACCATCAATTGACAAGCCAGAAAAAGGTATTATTTTTGTCAGTGTTGCGCCAACACCAGATGCACCATTGTTGTAAAGAACAGTGCCAAGGTCTGCGGTAGTTGCATAGTTACAAGCCGCATGGAAGTTGATGCCAGTCGCAATTGAATCCGCATATAACTTGTTGACAATATCGTTATCGGTAGCAGGCGCAGTTGTAATTGTTCCAGTCGTCATCGCCACGCTAGTGAAAGTACCAGCCGCAGGAGTGGCTCCGCCGATTACAGAATTGTTAATTGCTACACCAACAATCGTACCGCCCGTAATTGCAACACTGGTTGCATTCTGGGTAGACATAGTGCCTAACCCAGTAATTGACGTACTTGGTATGGTAGTGCTGGCAGTCATGGCAGACGTGCCGTTGCCAAACACATAACCAGTCAATGAAGTTGCGCCAGTTCCGCCGTTTGCGACGTTTAAAGTTCCGCCGAGAACTATTGCACCAGATTGAGCAGAGGAGGGGGTAAAACCTGTCGTGCCTGCGCTAAAGGTTGAAACACCACCAGCCAAAGTAAAGGCATTCCAATTACCTGCGGCATATCCGTAAAAAGCACCAGTATCAGTGTTGTAGCGAATCTGTCCAGCCGTACCTATTGGCTGTTGGGCAGTTGTTCCAAGCGGGACAACCATGCCGCTAGTACCCGGCATCACAGCGTTGTCAGCCAAAGCAATTGTTGGATTGCCCGCTTGACCATCGCCGTTTGTCAACGTGATTTGATTTGATGTACCAGTAATGGTACGAGGATTAATACTTGTGCCACTAATAACGGCAAGCATTCCAGAGCCACTTAGGTTAGCCAAAGTAGCAGGAAGACCGCTCAAGGCTAGTGTTGGGTTGCCACCAGTGCCATTGGCGTTAGAAACGCTCAAACCGTTGCCAGAGACCGCGATTGACCGCGAGGCTACCGTGGATGCCGAATCCTTCACAATAATGCCACCAGCGGCGTTATCGAGGCTTAGGGCGGTATCCGTAAGATTGACTCTAAAGAAGGAGCCTGCGCCACCATCCGTAATAGATAAACCAGTGCCAGCAGTTACATAACGGCTGTTGGGTAACGATGTTTGCTGTGTTGCCGTTAAAAACGTCTGAGTCTGAGTAGGCTGGACAGAAATAGCGCCAGTCGTAGTCTGAACTGTCACTCCATTTTGGACAATAGGAACAGCCTCTGCGCCTGTTAGAGCACCAGCGGCTGGGAGTTGGGTAATGACGACTTGTGCTGACATTTATGTACTCGTATTGTCTGGAGGGTTCGGAGCAATTGTGTCTTTGTTTCCAGTGCTTGTAGGAGTCTGAGTGTTCTGCTCCGTAGAAATTTGGAATTGGCTCGAACCATCAAGGTTTTGACTACCTGTCATCAAGAAGTTGTCATTTGCGGCAACGCTGACATCAGGACGTGGGAATCTAAGATTAATGCGCTCAGTCTTTCTAGCGGGAAGTCGATAAGGATCAAGTTGGTCTTTACACCCACGCTCCGCACAGACCCGTAAGCCGGGCGCGTTGGAGTCCGCCACCAATGTCACAAAAGGCACTTTCATCTTGCACCTATCGCATACCGCAATGGCAACCGATGTCAAACCCATTGTGTCAAGAAAGACTGGCATTATCTTGTGTACACCGAAATGTTAGGGGCAAGGTAGATTGGCGACTTATCGCGCTCTTCTGCCTCGGCCTCAGAGTAGAAACGGTCAGCCATCTTCTCAAGGTATAAAGTTCGATCCGATGCTACTTGCGGTAATTCAAGGCTCATACGGTGAGCCAGCATAAACACAACAGCCTCATACCAGCGTTGTGGGACTTCTAATTCGTCAGTAAGCGCACCAACGTCCATGATCTGGCGCTGATACCACACCGTCATTTGAATGAACGGATCGCTTGGCGTAGGCCACAAATAAACCGTAGCCTGTGGGATTGTTCGGTCAAACCAAAATTGATAGGGCTGATTGGCTGTGAAATTCTTGTTTGGCAGATTGGTGTAGTCGTCACGGTTCAAGCGAGCCATTTGAATCTCGCGGCTGTTATTACCAAAGTACAACTCACGCAAAGCCAATGTTGTGCCGTTATATGCACGAATGCGGTAGTAGGCGACAGACTCGCCGGGGTCGATGTCAGTCCACACCCACTCATTGTTAGAAACCGCAATGGTTCCTAAATCTTGCAACATATTCCATGTTGAATTGTCAGTGGAGTATTCCAGAGCAATTGACCAAGTGGCTGATCCATTACCCGCCACATAGGGTAAAAAGCCAATAGAGCCAATATAAATGGGGTTGCTAGAGCCAAAATTGACCGCAATATTGCCGTTTGTTGACGTTTGCTGGCAATAAGTATTGACATCGCCGTCATACACATTTGCCACCACACCGCCTGCTGAGGTGGTATATGCGCCGTTTGGACGGTTTATTGTGCGGTAAAGCACGTTCAAAACGTCAATACAGCCCAATGGCATAGAGTAAATGTACTGATCTGCGTTAAGACCAAAGACTTTTTTGCTGATTGCCCAATAATTTATGCCAATGTTGGCAAGATGGGACAGCAAAAAGAAAAGTGATTGACGAGAAGAAAGAACCTGCTCAGAGGTTAATTCTTCGGCTAACTTTCCACACCGACGTGCGCCGTGGTCTATCAGCGTTTGGACGTTGATAACGGTTGTGCCGACGGTTCCTGAGTAAGCCATTACCTATCCTTTTACCAACCGGGGCAGTCCCACCGCTTCAGCGATGCCTTAGCGCGTGGTGCGTCCCCCTTTGCGTGTTCTACAACGCCGCTCATGCGTGCGCAAAATGAATCTTTTCGAGCGCCACCTTTTGGCTGTGGAGCCTTTAAATGACTCCCAGTTTCACGGTTGTATTTTGCCCTACCTTTGGCTGTTAATCCAGCACCTTTTTCAACAGACAACTTTTCACCGCGACCAACTGCAAGACTTACATTCTTCTTGCTCATTTTACTTTGGCTGTTTTGGCTGACTCTCGGAAGGCTTCAGCCGTTGGCGCACCTTTGCTACCAACTCGACGCATTTTTTCGCCAGAGCCTTCAGAAATTCTTTCACGTTTTGCATTAATGTTGTCATACAAGCCGCCTCCTTTAAATTTTTTACCTTTGTCAGCCTCATTAAATTCTTTGCCAACCTTTTGAGGTATACCAACTTTTTTAGCAAACGCAGGGTTATGTGCGACCGCCGCCATTAAATTGTGTTGGGCAGGTGATTTGCTTGGCATGGTTAGATAACAGGATTAACGTAATGTTTTTGCATTTCAAGAATGACTGTGTACGCATCACCCGCTCCACCATCTAAAGTAGAAAAGGAAATTGAACCAGTTTTTCCTGCGCCAGCGTTGTTAGTCAATCCGCCAAAAGAGGAAAAATCTTGCGTATATATGCTATTTTGTGGAATGACTTCAATAACCACAGGAGCGGTAGCAACCCAGTTCATTTGAACCTCAAGTCCATGCGTCATTGCTGTGCATTTTAAAATGGTTACAGCATCGCAAGCACCACCAGCGTTGGATGGAAGCAAAGTTGAAGGATTGACTTTAACAACATTAGCCTCATTCTCTGTAGCGCTCATCGTTGCATAGAACTTCATAATGGCGACTCTTTCGCCATCAAACAATGTTTGTGATGTAGCCGTGATAGCCATATAAATCTCCAATTAGAAGTGGGAGCCGAAGCCCCCACTCGTTTTCAACAAGCGCGTCCGCCGCGTTTCTTTCCTGCTGGCGTAACAGTTACAGACTTTTCAGTCTGCGTTACAGCACCCGGTGCTTTGTTCGCACGATCTGCCCTTATCTTGTCAGCCATGTATCTACGAGACTCGCCCTCAAACAACTTCTTGCGCTCATCGCCCTTGAAGTAACCCTCTGGGTCAAAAGAACGCATAACGTGTTGTCCAAGACTCTTGAGCGGGTCAAGAATCATGTTGCGCATTGACTCGTTTTCTGCCCTTTCATTGGCATAGTGAGCGTCATACGCGCCATTAGACATATCTTCCATAGGCTGTCCGCCAGATGCCATACGCTTTGGTGAACCATATTTCAGGTTGCTATCCTTTTTGGCATCTCGCATAGACATAGCATTTTCTGAGGCGTTGTATTTCAACAAACGTGCTTCCGCAGGAGTTGCTCGCCCACCCTTTTTGTAAGTACCAGCCAGTTGGCTAATCTTTACAGATGAGGGAACGGGCTTATTGCCTTGCGGCATTGCGACGGCGCGACCTGAATCAACAGTTCCCCCCGTCGCGTAGGCTTTTTTTGAGGTTTTGCCCCCCATTTTGAAACCACCAGCATTACCGTTACGCACACCGCCTGTTACGGCTCTTGAGCGATCTGGTTTTGCCTGATGCATCAGCGTAGTGTCATATGAGCCACTTGTAGTCTCTGAAGGAATAGAGCCTCCAGTTGCATAACCGCCAGCATTGGACTTAGCCACGCCACCAGTTGCATACTTAGTTTTTCCACCCTTTTTGAAGCCACCAGCATTCCCGTTCTTTACATCGCCAGTCTTGGCTTTGGAATGATCGGGTTTTGCTTGATGCATCTTGGTTGTTGGGTAGTTATCCCAACTTTCCTCAGAAGGAATTGAACCGCCAGTAGCGAACTTTTTCATTCCGCCCTTTTTCAGTTTTAATTCCGTTCCTTTGCCACCTTTATGCTCTTGCATATCGTGTTGCTTGAACGCCTTCTTGATCATGGCCTTGTCTTGCGCCATATCAGATTTACCGCCCTCCATCATCATCTTGCCGCCTTTTCTCATCATAGGCATAGCCATTGGGGGGCCTGACGGCGTGACAGCAGGCTTTGCCATCATCGCTTTACGACGCATAGCCATTGAGGGCTTCATAGGGGTGCGCACAGGAGCGTTAACAGCAGGACGACCCAACAAAGCAGGTGTTCCAGCCATCATGTCCATAGCGCCACCACCCATAGCCATCTTCTTGGCTTTAGTGGTGCTACCGCCTTTTTTCATTTTGACTGCACCACCTTTTTTGAGTTTTAACTCAACGGTTGGTTCTGTGGTCTCCATCTTGACCATTGGTTTAAATTGACCCATGTCAGTCTCCTTTAGGCTTGAGTGACACCGAGAGCGCCAACGCGAGTAGCGTTAGGGCCGACAGCGATAGCAGGCAACAAAATTCCAGCCACTGTACGAACAATACCGTCCGATGCAGTTGCAGGGGTGTAAGTACCACGAACATCACCCGTTGTGGTTGTTGCAACAGCAGTATCTGCGGCTACAAACGTACCAGCATCTTGCGCTAGTGTGTTGTTGCTCTTAACGCTGGCAAGGTATGCCACGTTAAACACGCGAACTGGCAAACCAAGAACGTCACTTGTACCAATGAGGACAGCAGTTGCAGAACCAGCAATCGTTGCTCCAGAAATTTGGAAGAACGCCTTTTTGCCAGTTACAGCAGTACCAGCAGTTGCAACAGTGATAACTTCACTCATTGCTTGACCGTAGTAGTCGTAACCACTAACAGTGAAAGCGCGAGCAGTTGTTGAGCAATTGACTTTAACAGCGCGTGGCAAGTCCAACTGAATAACAGTTGTACCGTCAGTGCGAACAACAGATTTAGCAGAGGTGCCTGCGGTCAAAGTAACCGCTTGACCAGCAGTTGTTGTTGTTTGCGAAGCGGCGATGTTGTTAGTCACAGCGGCTTGAGGAATTACGTCCCAAACGTAAATGCGACCAACAGGGCCAACACCCAAATCCATTGGAGATGGATCATCAAATGCAATGTTGCCGTGTGCAGTCATTGCAGTGCTTGCGGCAGTTACCGATTGGTTAATTGTGTAAGTACCCAAACCACCAGTACCAGTACCAAAGGCAGTGATATAGGTTCCATCGGTCACGCTTGAACCATCAACATACATACCAACAGCAATTGGTGCGCCTTGACCCAATACAGTAACGGTCAAAGTTGTACCTGACATTGTGCCAGTAAAGGTTGTGGTGTAAGGGCGAATGCCAGTACCAATAAAGGTCTGGGCAGGGCCTAAGAATAGGTCATCAGAAAATTGTGGCATTTTGTCTGCTCCTTGAAAAGTTTGACAAATACAGTTAACAAAAAAGGGGCTGGGTTTTATCCCAACCCCTGTGGCGGTTTTTACACGCCGGGTGTGCCGTAAACGGCGCGTGGATCAGTAAAGCCCACTTGATAACGCTCAGTAGCCTTGTAGCGCATAGAGTCGGTCTCAAAATCACCTTCCATAGTTTTTTCGAGTTTGCGACGCATTAGCAACTTCATGCCTTCTGGTGCATCAGTCTGTACCCAGAACGCTGTAGCGCTGGTTAAACGTGACAACACTGCCGCGCCTTCGTCCAATAGACCGATAGACTTAACAGGGTTGATGTCGTTGTTACCAGTACCAGAGCGGAGAACAGACTTCAACAACACTTCGGCTTGGAAGACGTTGCTCGGAGCCACAATCAATTGACGTGGAACCAAACGAATCTTCTTACCGTTGTTGTCTACTGCTTGGCGAATCTGAATCAACATCTGCTCAAGCGATGTTTGGCTCAGGTTTGCGGCTGTGGTCAACAAGTTGCTGAAAGTACCATTCACGATTGGGTGAGCGTTGGAGTTCAATTGAACGCCATCACCACCGGGGTACGCACTGTTAAACGCGCGGTTCAACACGTTTGCCGCCAAAGTCTCTTTGGTCTCAATCAAAGACTGAGCCAAGTGACGAGCGTAAACCTGACCGATACGGATATGGTCGCCATCTTCAACCAAAACTTTGGTCAACGCGAAGGCCAAGCCATACACGTTATACACATAGCGTTGCAAGAAGAGTACGCCACCTTGCTGATAGGACACTGGTGTTCCGTCAGGCAATTGAGGCGCGGCTCCAAATCCATAAAGGACTGGTTCTTCGTGGTAGTTACGGGGAATACCTTCTTGCTCACGGAAAACCCGTGACCATTCATCGGTACGTTGGTCATAGACTCCATCGAAGCATTCATTGAGGATAGGTTCAACGATGCTTCTAAAGTCCGTACTTCGCATTGGTGCGGCCATTATTTATTCTCCTTAGAATGCGTTAATGGTTGCAACGTATTGACTGCGAGAGACTTGTACTTGCACTACTGTGTAAGCATCACCCCAAGCATTGTCAACAGCAGGCGTGAGGTTAGTGATACGCATATCACCAACAGCACCAGAGCCTACTAACGAAGTGGAAATCGTGCATTGAGACAAACCAGTGGTTGTGGAACCAGCAGAAATGTTTGTAAAGTTTGCTTGATCTCCGATGGACGTTTGTGCCAAAGAACCATCTGCCTGAATGTCGTAAACGATATTAGGATCAGAATAGTAATAAGTCACTTCAGAACCAGATTGGTATGCAGTAGATGCAATCCATTGGTTGCTGACAAGACGACGACCTGTTGAGTCGGTGTACTCGTGACCAGCGAAAGCACCTTGATAGGCACTACCAGCAGTAGCGGCGATGATGTTACCGCTAGTGTTGAGGGCTACAGGCTGACCTTTCAAAATGCCAGTGCTGTAACCAGAGGCGATACCGTTGGGCAGTGCGACGGCTCGATCCAGACCCGTAGGATGGAACGATGGGCGCATACCGAACGGAGCGTTTGATGAAGACATAGTCTTACTCCTTGTTTGTTAAAACATTCCTACCCAGCGAAATGCGGAGCAGGTATCGGCTTATCAATGTTGTCCAAACCTTCGCCTTCTGTCTGACCCAGAGGTCTCCCTCGGCTATCACGTCCCACTTGTTGCTCTGCTTGTAAGCGAATCTTGTTCGCCTCTTCAAGCGGTGCTTCATGGTGAAAATGAGACATAACTTCTTGATACATATCCATAGGGATTTTGTACAAGAGCATCTCATTACACGCGATATAACCAGTTTGTTCGCCAGCCTTGACTCGGTAGTTATCAAAACCTTGCATCTCATCCGCTTTCACGGGTTGATAGCCAAGCCTGATTCTCTTGTCAATGCTGTCATACGCATTGGTTGTCGATAACCAGCAAAGATGCCATCCCTTCATTTCAGGGACATTGGGCAACGCGCTTTGTGTCCACTCATCTTTCCACATCTTGCGACGTTCATCAGACGATACGAACTGATCTTCAGGTGCCTCTCGACTTTTATCAAGACTCGCGCGAGTTTCGCGTCCACCAGCAGACAAATTTTTCTTTAAACGAGAATCCATTTTCAACTCCTATTACCGTTGTTTTGACGTGCTTCTTTAGCATAACGAGCGACCATTCGCGCTCTCTTCTCGGGATCGTCCCACATACCCGCATCTTTCATAGCCCTAACCTGATCTGGGTTTAGGGTAAAGGTATTTCTACCACCACTACTCGACACTGCTTCGCGTCCCGAACTCGTCACAACATTACGGGGTCTCCGTTGAGTTGGTTTCTCATTCGCGTTATCAGTATAACGGTGTGGTAGGTACTTTTGCAAGCGATTGTCAAGTTCTTCCCAAAATTCTGCTGTTTGGGGTGAATAACCATCTTCTGCAAGAGCCGCGTCTATGGTTAAAGCAATCTTGGAATCAGAATCTTTGCCTCTAGGGTCATACCAAGAATTGTTTGACATCCATTGGTTAGCAAAATTCTGCACCGCAGGATCAGGCGCTTGAATTGTGGGTTGTGGGCGTTGTGAAGTGGCTTTTTTCTTGATATTCTCAAGAGCCTCTGCATTTCTACGCGCATCAAACCACATTTCCTGAGCATTCGTAGCCAAAGCACCGTTTCCAGTGGCAGTAGCCTCTTCCATTTTGGATTTAGCAAACTGAATCTTGGAATACTCGTTCTCAATTGCCTTATTTATTCGGGCAACCTCAGAACCGTGCGTCTTTTTCTCCAAAACTGCCATGCGCTCAAGCAATTCTTGGTTTTGGCGCTCCAAATGATTGATTTTTACGCTTTTCTCTTGCTCGACATTGCGGTGATACTCTTTGCGGGAGCGTCTTTTTTGACGTTTTGCCTCACGCATCGCTTCTGCATCAGCATCTACCTCACCACCAGATGCCATTTCTGCACGTCTGGCTCGATCATCAGCCTCGTCAGAGTCTTCGTGCTCTGAGTCTGCTTGTACGTCAGGGGATGGAATACTTTCTGGCAATTCAATCGTTGCGGAACCGTCCACCTCCTCTTGAATTGTGATTACTTCTGGCTTTTCAGCCGTAATTTGTTCGGTACTCATATGAATGCCCTCACTTCAAGCGGATTACCTGTTACTTTAGCAATAACTTCGTGGTCATTCATAATCATAAACTCCACTTGTTCGTCATCTCCGTGCTTGACAGTCCAGCGGTCGCCAGTCCATCGTGGTACGCGAAGAAAATCGCCTATTTCACACCAACTGCCCTCAACCCAAGGCTCCATTGAATCGCGCTTCTTGAACGCGAGGGGGCCAATCGCCACGACTCGACCAATTGGGTTTTGCGCCCGCTCGGTGTCTCGTGTTTCTTCAGGCAGGATAATTCCCGATTCGGTCATTCTTTTTTTGGCTATTCTCATTTGTACAAGTACACGAGCGCCTAATGGAATCGCACCGGGGTCTACAAGAGGAAACGACTCCTCTATATCAGCGGCATTACCCGCTACCGTGCTGTTACTCATCTTTATCTTCTTCCTTTAAAAGGTTATCTAGGATGTCAAGAGCCTCTACAAGCCCTGCATAAGTACCGACCAACCTCTGATATGCCTCGTGGTTCTCACAGTTGCCCGCAACAACCGACTGAGCAATCTCGGTTTGACGCGCTTTTACAGCGCCGATGAAGTCGGAAACGTATCTCATGCGTTGCGCTTGTCTACGCCCTTGTTTTGGGAGAAATTCCCATGATCACTGTTTGCCAAAGGTTGTGTCGCTGTACCCTTCTCTTTTAATTCACTGCCGTTAATCCATGCGCCAGCGGCGTTGCGTGCTTTTTGACGTACATCTTCCGATTGATACTCTTTAACTTTGTCGTCCATGTCATTCTCCTAAGTTGCGTTGCGTGGTTTGTTGCAGTTTCACAGCAGTCTGCTCCTGCTCTCTTTGCAGTTTTGCCTCTTCGACCGTTAGGTCTGCCGTCATCATCCGTTCTTTCGTAAGGTTGTTTTCGGCATTCATAGCAATACGAGTTTGCAAATCTTTGTTTTCGCGCTCCATACGCGCTTGCATTTCCTGCATCTTGATCTGATTGGTCGCTTGGTCTTGCGCCGCTCTTCTTTGCGTTTCCGCCATAGAAGCCTGCAACACAGCCTGAGCCTCGCCATCCATAGGCGGTGCCGGCGGCTTGAACTGTTGCATGACCTGACCCAATTGTTGGAGGGCGGGCATAACACCTTTGAAAACCTCAGCGGTATCCAACTTAACGTGGTCTGAAGCAATAGCCATAGCCTTGTCAATCTCTGGGGCTAGTTTGCTATCTTCATATTTGCCAAGTTTGAAGTTGGTTCCCGCAGTCACATATCCATTCATCTGACCTGTATACCAAAGCATCATGTGTTGCTTAATGTGCTCTAGCGCCTGCGGTATGAACTTGGGCGCAATCAGGTTGTTTGATCCTAGCGTTGGGTCTAAGCCAAAGGTAAGGTGAGTTTGAATGTGCGCAAGATGGTCTTGGTTGGGATACGCAAAGGCAGACTTACCCAAAGACATCGCCGCGTTCTCATCCGCCGCGTTGAGTTCCGTAGGCTTGGATGCGTTGGGCAACAACTCCTGAATGTCAGGAATCTTTAACTGCTTGAGCATTCGACTCAGTACCGCCTTTTGGTCAAACAACCCCGGGTTCGCAGACGACATCTGCAACACCGCCTGCATCTGAGCCATACGCTGGGTCTCAGAGAAGATGTGCGGGTCAGACACAGGGACAATGTCGCTGTTCTTTTTAAAGTCGTCACGGCTGATTGGCAATTCGGCAACGTCATCGCCCTTGCGCATATCGTCCAAGTACCAACGGTTGATGCGACCTAGCACGCCAAGCACTCGGCGCTGACTGTCATGCAATCGAGCGTGAATGGCGGAGAACACCGCGGCTCCCTGCTCAATCAATGCCTGCGTGGTTCCTACTGGGGTGTTGGCAGATGCGTCGCCAATCTTTTCCTCAGCGGTGGTGACCACGCCTTTGGCGGCGGTTGTCAGCCAACCAAGCAAAGAAAATAGCACTGGGCTGGGCGCGTTGAACGGCATGGGCATGGCAATAGAGCGGATGTCGTTCACGCCGGGGCCTGCCTCAATCTCCGTTACCTGCGTCACCTCAATGCTTTGCGATTGACCAGAAACCTTTGCCCCCTTCAACTTCAGCATCGTTGCCGAGTTGTTGATGTGAGCGGTGTCCAACAAGGCACGCAGAGCGCCCGTCAGGGCGGCTGTTAAGCCTCCGATGAGTTGGGGTAGCCCGATAGCGTATGCGCCCCTCCAAGGGATAAATTTAAACTCAATGAGCCAATCTAACTTGGTCATCGTGTCGTCGCCCTCTTCCCAATTGCGGTACAGACCAAGCACTTTGTGCTCAAGGTCATCCAACATTAGGATGTAAGGAGCGAGTGCGCCCTTGGTTACAGGATCGTCTTCAAGTTCCAACCATGTGTAAACGTGGTAGACCTTGCGCAGACCATCCTCGTTGTCACTCCAAGATTTACCTTCGATTTTGTCGTTGGCTTTCTCAGATGCCGTTTGCTCTGGTTCAGAAGTCGCACGGATAAAATCAATGTCACGGTACAAGCCAGCGTCAATACGGCGCTTAAACTCCATACCTGTGATGTCTTGCATCTCAGTTACGCGCTGGGCAGTGTAGAAGTTCACCGCGGCGTAGGGAAGCATTACGTTGTCAATAGGAACAAACTCAGCGCAGGGGCGCTTCTTTTGCTCGTCGTACCAGAGTTTCATGTACTGTGAGCCACCCAAAGGTAGTTGGGTAAGCAACTGCTCCTGCTCGTCGCGGAACTCTTCAATCTGCTCAGTCAACTGCCAGTTTGTCCAATCACGCTTACGCTCGGCACGCTCGGTCTTCTCCTCAGAGGCTTCGCCCATGATTTTGGTGCGGACGGGGCCGTCTGGTGGAAACAATTCTTTAATAGCACGAGCGGCAAAGTCCACGCAGGCTTCAGCCATAACAGGATGGACAACCTTGGATGCGCCTTGGAACTGAGCACCGCCGGGGCTGTCATTCCCCAAGCCCGTGCGCTTCAATCCCTCTTCGTACTGCTTGTCGCGGTTCTTTCGTGCTTCCTTGTCCTTCTCGATCAAGTCGATATAACGCATACCAACTTTATCTAGGTCGTATAGGTTTACCGCCTCTTCTGCTAGGTTCTCGTAGAAGTCTGCGTCTTCCTCGGGGCCTTTGTCCTCGCCCAAGCGAACAATTGCTGAACCATCTTCTA